GTAGGAATGTTAATGGTCAGCGTATCATTGTCAAACGTAACGGACTGGCTCAGCACCAGATGCGGGCAGAGTTTGCAGCTTGTTTTGCAAGCCATAATGTTTTCCTCCTAAAAAATCAGGGGCAGAGGTGTCTTACCCCTGCCCCGATGGTTCACCCGGTGTTATCGGGGAGTGTTTGGGTTAGCAGCAGCCGCAGCAGTTCACGCCAACGTTGGGATTTGCCACCTGATAAGCGGGAATCGGACGAGGATTGACCCGGTTCAAGATGGTATCAGTCTGCTGGGACATCACGGTGGTCAGAAGCGCATTCTGACGATCCTGAGAAGCCGCGAACTTTAAGCTCTGGTTCTCAGCGGTCAGAGTTGCGATCTTGTCCTGCGTGAAGTAGTCCATCATGCTGCGGAAGTTGGCGTTGCAGTTGTCCACGATGGCGCGGGCGTTGTCTGCGATAGCCTGACGGGTAGCGCAGTCCTCCGTTGCGATGGTGTACTTCAGGTCGCCGATGAGCTGCTTGTTCTCGCAGCAGCAAGATGCCAGCTGCGTGGCAAGTGCGGTCTGACCTGCCTGTCGTGCGTTGCCCTCCTGCATGATGGCAAGGTTGATGGCGTTGTCGCCGTTGGACACGCTGCGCTCCAAGCCGTTCACGAGCTGTGCGTTCTGATAGCCAAGCTGACAGATAGCACTGTTCACACCAGCAAAGCCGTTCGCAATGTTGGCGTTGATGCCATTAATCTGCGCCAGCTGGTCATAGCCCAGAGAGCAGATACCGCTTTGGATGCCTGCCAGAGAGCGGGATGTGTCCTGCTGGTAGAAGCCCTCAGACAGAGCCGCGCGAGTGTCGTTACCGCCCTGACCGGTTGCACCAGTGCCGACCAGATAGGGGATGTAGCTGTTCATGCCGTTGTCGCCGCCGTTCCGGCCATAGCCGTTCGTGCCCCAGCCGAAGATGATGGCAAGGATAATAACAGCCCACAGACCTTCGTTGCCGAAGAATCCGCCGTTGTTATTGCCGCCGTCCTGCCCAGCCAGATAGCCAGTTGCAAAATCGTCCATAACAAAACTCCTTTCGGTTTTGCGTTATGCTATCCCACCGCCGTATGCGATGGGCGAAGCCAAACAAATGCGGTTTTTGTCAAGTCCGCAAAACTGAGAAGCGTTTCGCTTAGAGGGATGCTTATTTTAGGATTGTTAAGTCAGCTTGGAGGGTTGTCTTTTTTGTCTTTTTGGTCATCCCAATTTTTGCTGGCAGCGCCGAAAATGAAGTCAAGCATTAAAGGAACCCATATTTTGTCATTGCCGCACAGATTGTTGATGTCAAAATCTTTTTCGGAATGGTTGTTTTCAAAATCATCCATTGTAAAGCCTCCTCACTTCGGAAGCGTCAAATTCAGGACGTTTGCTAGCTGGTTCAGGTCGATGCCACGCTCTTTGGCGAGGTTCTGCGCCATCGTTCGGAGCTGTGCTTCGTTTTTGCCCTGAATCAGGTTTAGCCCCTGCATGATGGGTACGCTCTGCCCACCCAACTGCTGGATAAGCCCCATCGGGTTTTGCCCGGCACGAGCCAGATTTGCAAGCTGCATGATAGGGCTGTGAGTAATCATGTCAAACGGAGAGGGCATCGTTTATTCTCCTTTCTTCGCTGCGGCAGTAGGCTTAGAAAAGCTCTTCTGCCATTTTTCCAGCTCATCCAGACGAAGGACGAGGGCGTTGTACTGCTCAATAGGCACATACTGCTGTGTCGGTGCAGCGGTCTGCTGTGCCTGTTGTGCTTGCATTTGCCGCCATGCTTCCGGGCTGTAGAACTCCTGCACATAGGATTCGCAGGTGTCTGGGTTGAGACGCTTGCAGTAAATCACGCCGCTGCGCAAGTCCGGGCAGTAGGTCGGTCTGCCGTATAGGTCAGACGGTATTGCCAAAAACTCCTCCCTGCTGGAAACAGGTCTACCAAGCAACCAACCGCCATCTTGTGCCGACTGCTGAACAGGCTGTTGCCCATTCATCGGCTGCGGACGCTGCGGCTGTGCCTGTTGCATCTGCGTGTTGGGCAGGGGAGTGGCAAGCCCGACCGTACCCATGCCGCCGTAAGGATTGACAGGCTGCTGCGGAACGTAAGGCGCTCCGGGTGTTGGATAATAGCTCATAATACATCCCTCCTTGTGCTCCAAGTGTACCGCATCGGCAAAAAGTGAAGGACAACGAAGGTACAACGAAGGACAAAAAAGAAAAGCGCCCACACGGAAAAATCCGCATGAGCGCTTAACTGTTAAGGGTTTCACTTTGGGAGCAAGAATAAAATATCACGTTTTAGTTTGCACGGCAAGAGTTTCGACAAAACTAGTGCAAATAAGGCAAAAAATCAAGAGCGGAACTGCCCGTAGGCAATGCCGCTCTCTACAAAGGCCGTAGCCTTTCAAATCATAAATCGTATGGCGTATAATGCAAAGACGCATATACCGATAAAACAACGCCTATAAATGCACTATGCCAAAACGGAAAGGCGGCTTTTAGAACACTTGATGTCGCCTCAAAAATAATCAGAGCGAACAAAACACGGGATAAAAAGTGATATATTTTATTTGCCATAATTCATATAAAATCGTCTCCCGCATGGTACGCACTATAAGTAGGCGGGCGGGAGACTGGTCGGCGCCTATCTGGCAACCGCTTTTTTCATTCCCAGATAAAGCACTGGGCTAGCTGGCAAATATCCACCCTAATGCGCTTCTTCGAGAGGCCGGGTAGATTTGTTGAAATTATTATACCACAAATCGTGCAAAAAGAAAAGCCAGCGGGTAAACGTTCTTCCGCTGGCTTTTCTGTACGCATTTTCTCCGAAGTGTGTGTACGTTACTTCGGACACTATAAGTAGTGTATCACACATTCAGAATTTTATCAATAATTTTCAGCCTATTGCCGATTGATGTCCGACAATACGGAACACGCGCTGCAATATCAACTTGACATAGCTGGTCAACGTACCGCAACCGGGCGATTTTCCGGTCATACCTCCCAAGCGGCGCACGTTTTATCACAGCTTTTATCTGCTCTGCATTAAGCCCTTGCAACGCTGGCGGAAAGACTACTCGAGCCGCCGCCACAGACAGCACCGAGCCAGAAGGGCTGCGGCAGCTGTCCGGCGTTGCGCACCATATTGCCAATGACGGCAAACTGGTGACGTTTTGTCACCAGTTTCGTGGCCTCACGAAATTGCTCTTGTGCGGCGTACATTTTGTTGGTGTCAACAAAATGCTCGTATGTAGTGCTTGCCATGATATCCTCCTTACTGCATAATTTCCTCGGCGTTCGCCGCATCCTCAGCGTCCAGCGCATCGTAGTACGCCTGCGCAAGGGCTTCAACCTCTGCGATGTCGCCCTCCGTCAGCAGGCCGCTGTCCAGATGGGTGTACGCTTTGTCCAGCCAGTATGCCACATCGCGTCTTGCGGCGATTTCCCGCTTGATGGAGCGCAGGGTCAGGTCATGCCGTGCTTTACTTTTGATAGCCATGTGTACCTCCTTAGGTCATGGACGCGATTGCGTCCTCAATGCGTTTGATGGCGATGTTCACGTCCCTCTGATACACCAGCTTGACCCCCGCACCGTCGCCAGCCTGCACCACAGTGTCAGGGCCGTAAGTGGTGAGGGCTTTGTAGGCGGCGATTTCGTCAGGGGTGAGCGGGGTTTCGATGGGAGTGGCGAGTATTGCATTCTGCTCAGCCAACGGCTTGGTGCTGTCGAAAGCCGCTTTATCTACCCTCTGCACTCGCACCCCTCTCTCCAAGTCCACCTCGTCACACATCCACTGCTGGCCTGTGCTGTCAGTGTAGCTGCCGCCAGAGGCGACGGGGATGCCGGGTAAGCCGCCGGGTGTGGGGAGCGTGAGGAGCTGTTCACGGTAGGGGGAGTAGGCGGTGATAGCGTTTCTTGTTAAAGAAACTTGAACAGTGGTATTTAACGTTGTACCTTTTTTGATTTGTAGGCGGAGTGAAAACTCCACGTCTCTGGTAAGCGTTACTTTCTGGTTTTGCACATCAGAGGAATATTTCCCGACGAAATAGAAGTTGAGCGTGACAGAAGGACTTAGCCCACTAGCCGTTAGGTAGTAAATACCACGAGTTAAAGGGTGTGCCACATCATCGTGTAAGAGTATGGTAAAATCGTTGGTAGCCGTACCAGTAATTAAAAAACCATTTTCATAGGTAGTGTAAGTTATTCCGTATACGGTCGATTTCACACCGGGTTTAGTGCCCTCTAGCATGTTTGCTCCCGTTACTTTCACCGCCACGCTCCCGTTCTCGCCTGCGCTCACGATAGGCACAGGTGCATCTGGCGTGGGTGTGCCGTCCTGCGTGCTCCGACCGTACACGGTCAGGCCGCACATGGGCGCAGTGAAAGCGTCGTCAACGGCGATGGGGTTGCCTGTTTCAGTGCCAACGAGGATGTTCTGCCGGGCCTTTACTGCGCTGATAGCTTCACCTGTGGCTTTTGCGTCAGCGGCTTCGCCCTCGTGGGTGAGGGTGGTGTCCAGTGCTACGGCAGGGCCGGTCTCTCCTTTGGGTCCTTGCGGGCCGGTATCACCTTTTTCGCCCTGTGGGCCCTGTGCACCCTGCGGGCCGACCGGGCCGATGGGGCCAGTGTCGCCGGTGTCTCCTTTCGGGCCCTGCTCGCCCTGTGGACCACGATCACCCTGAATGCCTTGCGGCCCCTGCTCGCCACGAGGGCCAGTCTCACCCTGCGGACCAGTGGCTCCGGTAGCGCCTGTGGGGCCTTGAGGTCCACGCTCGCCCTGCGGGCCGACCGGGCCGATGGGACCGGGGTCGCCTTTCTCGCCTTTGAAGTCACCGCTTGCAATGCCGTCCTTGAGCTCCTGCAGGCTGCCAGCGGCTTCCTGAGCGCTCTGGTCTGCATTGCCCGCACTGGTGGCGGCTTCACTGGCGGCAGTTTGTGCATCGGTCTTGGCCTGCTCTGCGGCGGTGGCATCGGTGTGCACGGCATCCACCAGCTCCTGCCATGCAGGCGTGCCCGGCTCCGGCTCTGTGCCGTCCTCTGTGCCGCTGTTGGCGCTGACACGATACCGCAGGTCTGCGCTGGTGACGGTCTTTGTGCCGTCGCTGCCCTCAAAGGTGATGCAGCCATTGCCGGGCTGTGCGGTCACGCTGGCGGGCACGTCCACAGAGCCGTCAATCACCAGCGTGGACGCCGGGTCTTTGCCGCCAGGGACATGCCAAAACGCCCGGATGGTCAGGCCTTCCCACTCGCCGGTTGCATCGACGCGCAGGCGGTACACGCCCCGGTTCTTGGTGTAGCCAAAGCGCACCAGCTGCTCATAGCCCGGCACTTTGACGACGCCATTGGATGCGAGAGATACGCTTTGCTCAATCATGCTTTACTCCTTGTTGATGGCAGGCTTCTTTTCTGCCAGTGCCTTTTTCATCATGCTGACGGCCTTTTCAATCACGCTGTCCAGTACTTCATCCGTGATAAAAGGCTTCAGCCAGTCCGGCAATGCGCCGCGCAGCGCAGCAAAGACCTGTGCCTTTTTCTTTGCGCCCTGACCGCTGCCCATGACGCTGTCCTCAGCGATGGTTACGAGCTCCAGTGCCCACTGCTTGACGTACTGCTTGTAGCCCAGCCGGATGGCACCAACGGCCAGCGCGGCAAAGCCAATGAACATCAGTACCAGGGCGACGGGGGTAGGGATAAAGTTAAGCATTGCTTCCATGATTTGTTACTCCTTTCAGCAGGTAGTTGTTAATATCGGATTTGCTTTTTTGCATACCTTCGCGGTTGTTGCCGGAAAGTTGTGCATCCAAAAGATTCTGCACGCCAACAAGGACGAGACGCATTTCTTCATCAATGCCGTCAAATCGCGTCAAATCGCGTCTAAGGGCCGCGGCGTGCTGCGTGGAAACGGTTTCTACCGCAGCCAGCCGCTTTTCAATGGTGTCAATGCGCTTGTTCTGCGCGTTGTCCGGCTCCTGCGCCTTTTTGACGTACTTGTGGATAATTTCCAGCACCTTGTCGATGGTGATGGTCGCAGCGCACAGGCTGCCCAGGACGCCCAGCACCCACAGGAGAGCTTCTTTTTCGGTCATTTGCCCTCCCGGAGACGGGTCAGACCCTTCTTGCGGATGATTTTCGGGTAGTTGAGGGTGGTCACATTGAGGTCAACGTTGCCGGAGATGCCAGGTACGCTGCCCTTGCTGGTGTGCTGGTGGGTGTTGTAGGCAAAGGTCACGGCAGGTGTCTTTCCTGTGTAGTCGGCCAGCCAGACGTCGTAGGGGCTGAGGGCAGCACCGCCCATATACAGGCGTGTCTTAGCAAAGCTGGTGTAGGTATAGAGCTGGGCATAAAAGCCCATGTCTTCCACCTTTTTCAGGGCGTAGGCTGTCAGGTCAGTCAACGCCTGCTTGCCAAGAACCCTGAATTTGTTGTCCTCCACGTCCACTGCCACAGGCATTTCCAGCGTCTTGCCACGCAGGGCGTCAGCCAGCAGGGAAAGTTCTGCATCGGCCATCGCCTCGCTGGTGGCGTAGGTGTAGTAATACACGCCCACAGCCAGACCTGCCGCCTTTGCATTGCGGTAGTTGGTCTCAAAGGTGGGGTCGATGTACAGGCCATCTGCCCGCTTGGAGAGCCTGCGGTTTGTGCTGACGGCCTTGAGCATGACGCCCTGATAGCCAGCGGCTTTGACCTTCTTCCAGCCCTCCAGTGTAATGTTGCCCTGATACCGGCTTACGTCGATGTAGCGATAGGGCGGTGCTCCCGTCCACTCGGTCACAGATGCCATTGTGTCCTCCTGTTCTGCCTGTTCTTCCGCCAAAGCGGCAAAGAACCGGCTCAAAAAGTTAAAAAGTGCGGTCAAAAATGTGTTGTTTATTGCGATCAACCTCCAGGGCCCAAGAGTAGGCATTAAGCGTCATGGGTGGCCTCCTGCTGGGCCAGCAGCTCGGCGAGGGTGGGGTAGTGGTAGCCGGTGAGCCAGATCTCTACGGTGTAGCCGCCGGTCGACGATTCTGTTGCAAAGTGCAGGGTCCCGTTTGTCTGGAAAGTCGTGTTGGATGCGAAAATTCCAGTGCCATTTCCGTAGTTATGATTGGCGGTCCCGCCTTTTGCAATGTCTACTTCCTCGCCGTACCCGCCGGTACTGCTGTTATATTTCGTCTTGACGTGCACGTAGTCCAGGCCGTCTGGCATTTTGATATCGTAGGTCTTCCACCTTTTTCCGGTTTCTTCGTAGTGGTTCCACACCAGCCGGGGCTCCGACTTTACCGCCACGGCGGCAGCGATCTTGTCATTGAGCGTTTTGGCGCTGAGGGTGCCGTCCGGGGCGATGTCCAGCGCTTCGCCCACTTTCACGCCGCCAAGCACGGCAGCAGTGGCGGGGCGAAGGGGCATGTACTGTTCAAGCAGCTTCCTGATCTGGTCCTGCGTCAGGTAGTCTGACAGGTCCACCTCTTTGCGGGTATCGACCCACACGCCGGTGTCACCGTCCCACGTCCAGATGGTGTCGGTCGTGCCGACCACTGCCCACCAGCCATTTTCGCCCACCGGCACAGCAGCCTTGAGGGCTTCCGGCGTGGCGTACCACCCCTGTGCACCGATGGTGATGGTGCGGACCTGCTCAAAGTATTCTTTTGTGCCCTGCAAATAAATAGCAGATTGAGATTCCGAACGCTTTGAATTGGTTTCGCTTGTCTTGGCAGCAGCAGCAGACAAAGCTGCATTTTCAGAGTCCGCTTTTACAATTGCAGAAACATCTTTTGCGGCATTTTTTGCAGCCTGTTCTGCTTTTGCACGTTCTTCCGCAGCGGATTGTGCCGCAGAAACGGCTTCTTCTTTTGCGTTGATGGCACCTGCAACTGTGCTCAACTCATTTAAAGTGGATGCGTTGATCGGTGTGCCGTCCTTTATGGGCTCGTCGTTTCGGACGAGCGTTACAATTTCAGACGACCCATCCTCACGGACTAACGTCCACCTGCCAGGATATTTTGATATGCGGTCTTCAAAAACCATATTGGTCCTCCCCAGCCATGTATTCGCCAGAAAAAGTAACGTAAGTTTTGGCGATCGATTCTATGTCTGACAAAATGCTTTCAAGTTGGTTCATTGTCTCGAATCCGAGCCTATCCATAGACGTCGGTGTCGGCGCAGTTTTGGCGTCTCCTGAGTTTTTAGAACGAATAGATTCGATATTTGACAGCCACCTAGCAGCATCCGACGTGGTAAGATACCCGTTTATGTTCCAGTCCGTCTTGACATCTACGTCCGCACCGAGAAGTGAAGCAAGCTCTGATATGCCGGTTTCTATTCTCGAAAAATCTCTGTAGTCAAGAGCCCCTTTCATACCGGAAAGCCACTCCGCTTTTTCCTCATCCGTCCAGGTCCCGTTCACGGCTTTGCCGTAAATGAACTTTAGGCGGTCAACATCGTCTTGGCTTCTGTCTGTAATCCAAATCGCCATAGTCCCTCCTTAAAGCAAAATCTTTTTGCCGTTGCCGACTTTAGTCGTGGACGGAAGCGTGAAAGCAGGGCTGAACTTGTTAGAGCTCCAAGCATTGTACTGCTCTGTGAGGAAAAAAATCCTACCTGCACTAGACGTTCCAAGACTGTAAGTCCCAACGAGTTGGCCCACGATATGGTTTCCATCAAAATCTCGCCATGCAGGGGAACGTGACCATCTGCGGATAAGACGATTGGCGGAATCATCATAAGACTGAACAAAAACATTTCGGGTTTGCTTTGGTAGTACAGAACCTTCTTTTTTGAAAAATGGGTTACTGCCATTTACATAAACATCTGCGTTTTTGTCTTCCGGGTCAAACATCTCATAAATAGACGGGAGAAAAACACTGCGAGAAAGCGTTCTGATCTCCGTAGTGCTACCGCCTACCGTGTAATAGAAAGAGGTAAGCCCCATTGCGGACTTGACGGTGTCGCTAAATCTGTTTGCGTAATCTCCTTTCAACAGCCTGTCGATAGAGCTTCCGTCGTATGTATTGACGTGTGTCTGGTTCCACACTGTTTCAGGAAGAGGTTCTTTCCTGATAAGAAGTGTTCTCCCCGGGCCATTTAAACCAGGCTCATACCCATGTTTTGCAACAACAAACTCTACATCCGCACCACTTTCTTGAATGTAAACAGACGATCCTTCCGGCATATCCGACAAAGACGGAGCCTGACTGATAACGTTACACTTTGCAGATACGGAAGATACGAAGGCTGTGACTACGGCATCTCCACTGGAAACAAAAGAAATGTCGCAAGCAGAAACGCCGCCTTTATTGGAAACGACGGAAATGGAAACAACGCCGGGAGGAGATGCTTCCCATCCGATTGCTGGGGAATCCTCTGAGGAAGGAACAAGCGTTGCGGTTAAACGAACAGTCTCTCCAGGAGCCACAAAAACGGAATCCTTGTCAAGTCTAAGGGCACTCGCGCTTTCCACCATATATCCTTCCATCGTCCCTTTAAAACAGCCATTAAAGGTATACTTGGCATCCGTAACGAGAACATTCGATGCATATCCAAACTGATGGTTTGCTCTAACAAAAGACAGTGCATCAATATGAGGGCTTGCACGAAATTCCAAGTTTACCTTTCTTCTGTTAGAAAGAAGTGCGTATGTTTCGGTCAACGCATTTTTTGCGCTAGAAGATACAGATTTCGATACAAGCGGATTATTGATGCTTTGGGTCGCTCCATTCCCACTAGCTCCGGCTGGATAAAAAACGGATTCGCCGCCAACCTTGCACGATACGTTTTTTATTTTTGTCGAAAACGTTATTTCTGGGTATTTAAAGCTATTCAAAAGCGATATTTCCTCGATACCAGACCTCGTGACTGGAACAAGAGGGACACGTTCAATGTGAATGACCCCATCTCTGGATTGGTAAAGAGCCATCCCGGCTGCGTTTGCAGCAAGCTGAAGAATGTCTGCGTTTTTATAAGAAGAAGCATCGGAGGAAATGTCGCAAGAATAGTTTTTTAATTCTTCCGAAATTTCGTAAGATATTCCGGAAACATCCAGAAGTTCCAACGCATCAAAGCACATCTGATAAAGGGTTCCGCTCGTGTGCCCGGTATAGATGGAATCTTGGAGGAAAGACAAAGCGTCCCTGGCATCAAACGACGCCGTTATGCCATTTGCTGGAATTGTCCATCCAGAAAGAAAGAACTTCCCTCCGTCAATCCATTCGATCGCATCTCCAATGTCCATGCCGTACTGAACTGAAATCTCCTGACGTTCATAAAGATACCGATAAAGTCCACCTGGATTTACCGGGTTCCAGCGTTGTTCGGAGTTGTCAACAGAAAACGAAACGGAATCTTTGGAAAGCTGCCCAGAAATCGGGTCGCGTTTTGATTCATGCGTATAAGAAAGCAAATCCGCTTTGCTAAATTGGACACGCAGGCCAAATTCAACTTGCTCCACTCTTGCTCTGCGGCCCTGGATGCACCATTCTAAAATTTCCAAACTGATTGAATCATATCCGGAAATCTCAAAATCTACAGAGGATTCAACAGACTTGTTGTCGTCAACTTGTTTTGTTGCAACAAGCTCGCTGCCGTTATAGACCGTTAGTTTAAAAGATTTTGCATATTCATTTAAAGCAGACGACCACACGATTATAATTCCGGGGATTCTTTCAGTGTGTGTTTTGCTGAAAGAGAAAGTGATAATCGGATGGTTTGTGTCAGAAACACAATCCATACTTAAATACCCAGCGTTCTCGTAGGGCTCTGAACCTGGGACCAAAAGTTTGCTCCCATCAAGAACCCACAAATTAGGTTCTCCGGTGGCATAATTGGCCAAAGAAGCAGAATCCAGGTCTGTGACAGACAACGTGTTGCTGAATAAAGCCTGGTTGGAAGAGCTGGCAATAGCGTCTTCTTGCGCCTTATCGTCAGAGGCGTGGTAAGTGATGCGAACAAACATCTCCGGAACAAGTGTCTTGTCGTATTGTTCAAGCCACTTGTCGGAAGGCAGAAAGCCCATGAATAATCACCTCTCTTAAACTTCAACAAGGCTAAGAGCCGCTCCGACCCATCCCATAACGTTTCCGTTGGACGGAGAACGCCTCCACATCCCAGCTGTTCTATCGGAAACATACATTTGCCTTGTCGTGTAGCTTGCAGTCGCTTGGTTATAAAACCGAACAGTGCAGTAAAAGTTTGTGGTGAACGGCCCGATGACGTCCGCCCACTGTCTTGCGGTAAGATAATTCCATTTTAGAGAAATCTTCGCAACATCGTGCCGCACCACAGACCCAACGACTTTGCCTTGTACGTTTCGTCCAGAATCGACTATAGTGCTTGTTGTAGCGTCGTAGGAGGAAGGCTCAGGCAGCTCTCTGCCATTTACTGTGACGAGAGATTGCATAAACGTAAACCTCCTTAGTAGCTGTAAACTTCGTCTCCCATAATCTGGAACCCACGCTCAGATTGTCGTTTCTCAACGGACGCAGTGATTTGCTTTCCGTCAAGGTAAATCTTGAGTTCTTTCCCTCCGGTAAGCTCGTCTCCGTACCGCTGGAAGATGTCAAGGAATGCATTATAGCAGCCATCATGGACGGCACTGCGGAGCTCTTCGGGGCTTGCTCCGCTGGCAGAAGAACTTGGATAATAGCTCCCAACAGATGTGGTAGAGCCGTTAGCGGAATCGTAATCGCTCGTGCCAGGGTAGCTCGAGTAGTTATTGTCTACGGACGGGCTGGAGCTTGTTCCGTGCTTTCCAACAAGCGTTCCGACAATTCCTGCGATGGCGGCTGCAATTGCAACGCCACCAGCAATCATGATGACGCCAGTTGGAATACCGAGAGAAGCCAAGACACTGCCGATTGTCTGCAAGATACCCATAAATGCAGCTCCAATTTGACCGATAAGCCCGGCAATGCCAGCGATGATAGACGGGAACTGGCTCAAAACGCCAGAAGAAAGGCCAATACTGATCGCCTTGCCGGATGCCGAGATCGGCCCGATCAAAGCGGAAAAAGACGTTGCAATCTTGCTACCGAGACCTACAACCTGCGTGGAAATTTCTCCAAATTTTGAAGTAATCCCAGCTAAGATATTGCTCCCGATTAGTTTTGCAGAAGAAAATACTTTGGAACCAACAGTCTTAAGAGCACTGGTAAGATTGGAAACCAAGTCGGAAGCATAAGACTTGACCTGTTTTCGGTTTTCTTCCCCCATTGCCTTCCAGATGATGGCTGCTGTGTTTTCGGCGACGGTTTGGATATCGCCTTTTTTGACCGCATCGATCATGCCCTTAATCGTGCCAATGAAGTCGCTCTTAAGACCGTTGTCGATTTCATTCCACTTTGCGTCAAACGTATTGACCATGTTATCAACAAAGCCATTTGCAACGTCTGCGCCATAGTCAATCATCTCGTTGCCCTTCTGCTGAACAACGTTTGCCAAATTGGTCATAGCTTGTTCAACATAGGGAGACGCAGCATTGATGCCGTTTGCAAGACCTTGAACGATGTAACCGCCAATCTCCGCAAACACAGTAGAAGGGGAGTGAATGCCGAGAGCGTCCTTGAAGCCGTTGACAAAACCATCAGTGAAACTCTTGATGCCATTTGTAACGGTACTCCATGCGTCTTTTAGGCCGTTGATTAGGCCGTCCCAGATGAATTTGCCAAGTTTTCTCAATTCGCCAGGAAGTTTTTTGAATTCACTGACGATAGACGAAATGATTTTTGGAATTTCAACAACAACGAAAGCTACCATACGCTCCCGCCATTTAGAAATAACGTCAAGAGCTTTGAGAATTGCAGTCCAAATATTTCCTGGAAGCTCTTCAAAAAACTTAACAACAGACGAAACGATTTTGGGAACTTCGGTTGTTACAGTAACGACCATGTTCCCGACCCACTCCCCAATTTTGCCGACGGCAAAGCCGAGGGCGTAGCCGATTTTTTCAGGAAGAGAGCTGAACCACTCGCCAATGCTGTTTATGATGTTCCCAACCTTCCCGGGAAGAGAAGTCATAAAATCAATGGCCGCATTCCACTTGGCAACAATAATTTGCTTGATGGCTTCAATGCGCTGCTCAAAAACATTTTCGACATAATGCATTTTAATGTCGGCTTCTGCGGCAGCATCTGTTTTTTCACCGCTCTCTTTGGTGCCCCATTTGATACCAGCCCAGTGAAGAACAAGGCCAATACCGACACCAGCAGCGGCAACAGCTCCAGCAACAGGAAGGCTTGCGCCAAAAAGCAATGCAACGCCAGCACTAGCAACGCCGCCAAAAATTCCCATCAAAGCGGCAATGATGGTATCAAGAACCGGAAATTCTTTCAGCTTTTCGCCAAGAGAGAATGTGATTCCCGCAAAGGTAATAAGACCTGCAAGACCGATAGAAAGCGTTGCGGCTGTACCAGTGGCTACGCCAAGATTAGTGAGCAACGTGATGCCCGCAATAGAACCAAAAGCAGTAGTTAAAGCGGATTGAATCCATGTGCTCGCTTCGCCAAGATTCGCTTCGCCAGTGCCAAGCGCATAAGTAAGGCCTGCAAGACTTGCCACGAAAGCGATGCCCATGCCAAGCGTAATGCCATCTGCTCCCATTGTGCGCCAAAGAACAAAAGAACCGAACGCAGCAGACACCACTTCGCCTAAAAGCTCAAGAGGGTTTCCACTAGATGCGTAGCCTTTTGCAAAGCTGAATACTAACGACGCTTCGACAACAACTGTTGCAAGCGAAAGAGCCAGCTTTTGTAATTCTGTCATCTTGGAAATTGCTGTCGCAATGTCCGTCAGAAAATCAACAATTTTCCACAACGCAAGTGCGGAGGCGATAGCACCAATAATCGGCAGCATATCTTTGATTTTCTGCTTGAGAGCATCGATCTGCTTTGCGAACTCTTCGTTGTACTGCTTGAACATATCGTAGCCGGACAGGTCTACATCGCCCAAGATGTTGCCAGCGGATGCGCCACTGCCAGAGCCGGAACTTCCCTGCGTTGGATCAATAATGTTCAGTTCATCAAAGCCCATCGTGTAATCCTTGAGGGCTTTGGCGGCTTTCTTTGTCGAATCTGCCGTGTCATCCATTGCGTCACCAATGCCACCAACGCTGTCAGCGCTTTTAGTGAAATCAGTGAACACGACCTTCACGCCCATCAGCTTTGCCACCCACTCAACAAATTCTCGAATGAGCTGAACAGCGGCAATCAGCGGGGGGAGAATGGCTTTCAGGGCAGGGTAGAGCAGAGAACCAACAGACTTCGCTAGCATATCAAGCTGAGCTTTCAGAATCTTAATCTGGTTTGCAGGGCTTTGGATGGTCTGTGCAAGGTTGCCCTGCACATTGGCAGTCTGCTTCATAATGGCAATGTAACGCAGAACCGCCTTATCTGCCTGAGACAGACTAGAAACCTGCTTGTTAAAGCCCAAGGCAAGAAGCTCCTGCTGCAACCGTGCCTGAGACAGGTCAATGCCCAAACGGCGAATAGGCTCAATCTCACCAGAGATTGCGGAGGACATTGCAGTAAAGGTCTCTGCAACGTCCTTGTTCCAATAGGAGCCTTCGTCATAGGCAAGCTGGGTCAGATTCTTAGACAGAATGTATGCTTTGTCGCTGGCCAGACCAAACGAAGTGCCCAAGCTCTGGATGGTAGCCATGTAGGTCATCGCTTTGGTCGGGTCAACGCCAAGAAAGCCCTGCATCTTGCTAATGAGCGTATCAGCTTCACCGCTCAAATTGCCCATAGCATTATGAAACAGGTCTGTTGCTTCATAGAAATCGTTAAACTTCGCAACCGCGTTGCCAAGATACTCAGCAATGGCTTTCAGCGAGACCAGCTTTGCCATGTTCCGCATAAAGCCGTTCATCTGATTGGACAGGCTGAGATAGCTCTTGCGCTGCTTTTCGTTGGCAGCAGTCACACGGTTTGCCTGTGTCACAACCTTGCTCAACTGTGGCGGCAGCTTTGCAAAGGCGTTGCCTACCTTGTCAAGCTGAGATGCAAGGGGAGCAAGAGCAGCAGAAATCTTCTGACAAGAGCTTGCAAAAGAATCAAGGTCAGTCGCTTTCAGCTTGTCGGTCAGGTCAGGAACCTTTCCGATCGCATTGAAAGCGCTGCCAAGAGCTTTAAGATTCGATGCGTCCAGAATGGACAGCGGAGCCAAAGCGTTAGTGAGCTGAGTAATGCTGCCAGACATGGAGTAAAAGTCCACGCCGTTCAAGCCAGACACAGCCGCTGGAATCTTCTTGATCGCATTCACGACCGTGTTGATGCTTTTTGCGCTTGCGGTCGGGTTGACGTTAGAAAGCCCATTCAGAAAGCTGGTGATTTTGTCCAGCCCGGACATTCCAGCGGATGCCTGTTTCAGCGTTGCAATAGAGCTAGCCAGCTTGTCAAGGCTGTTCACAACCTTTGTGACGTTGCCTTTCGTCCGCAAATTAGAAATGGCGGTAGCGAGCTTGTCGATATTAAGCTCTGCGCCCTGCGATTCCGCAGAAATCTCTACGGATAAGCTCGTAATATCAACATCAGCCATCACTACCACCATCACTTTCCATCATAGAGAACATCATTCTCTTGATTCGCTCCTGCGCCTCAACTGCGCGTTGGTATTCATACTCGTCTTTCTCCTTTTGGGTAAGGGGAAGTGGTCTATCCATGTACTTGATGGGCTTAGACCCTTTCTTGCGGAACATATTGCCAACCGTAGAGGAAAGCGCAGATGCCATGTAAAAGCCGTTTCTCCACGCTTCAGCGTTGGCTCTGCGTTCCCGTAGCTCCTCTGCGTCACGGTATACCTTCGCCAGCCAGACATCGCCGTACCAGAACTGGTCGTATGTCATGCCAATGGAGATGTAATAGGCTTCTACATCGTGGAACAGCTTGGAGAAAGAGAACGGCTCTCCCTCTCCGTCTGTTTCCTGAGATTGTGCAGTTACACAACCTCCCACGTTGCGTTTTTTGCGGTCTTGTCCTCAGTGTCAGTTGCCAACAGAGACTTGGAAGCATCCATGAACATCTCAAGCAGAATGCCCATCAGGTCTTCCTTCTCCTCGATGTGTTGGAACATCTCGTCAGTGACCTTGCGCCTAATGCCCTTGTTCCGAGCGATGAAAGCGCCGTAGAACAGGGCACGAGAGTTGGACAGCAGATTGGTCATCTGGGTGTACTGGCCAATCTGAAAACCTGCACGCTCAGCAGCTTCCACGCTGTCACGGGTGAAAGTCAGCTCGTAAGTGTTCTTGCCATCGGGGGAATGAAAGTTGATAACCTTAGCAGCCATAATAAATGCTCTCCTTTATAAATAGGAGCAGAACCAAATCCGTTGTTCAGTTCTGCCCGGTTTGATTGATTCGATTTTTGCGGTTTAGCCGCCGTTGACAGTCAGGGTCTCGCTGAACTCAGGCTTCTTGGTGAAGATGCAGTTGATGGTCATTTCCACAACCTCGTCCACGCCGAAGCCGGACAGGCCAACCTGATGCATACCCTGCCAAGTGAAGCCGGAGCCGTCCTGCATCTTCAGGGCGTAATACTTCACGGTGTTGCTCTCGGAAGTCTCATCGTAGCCAGCTTCCTTGACCTTCTTGTAGTCAGTCTTGTTGTAGTTGGCAGTAAAGGACTTGGTGTCACTCTGGATAATGCCGAAGATGTTGACCTGCATAGGGTCAGACAGGGTGGTGGCATCCAGAAGGTTCGGCTCGGAGATCAGGTCGGGCACATCCTTGATGTCGCACAGCTTCGTCAGGGCGGTTGCGCTGTCGCCACAATACAGGGTGGTATTCAGACCGGAGATAGCAGTACTCATAGAATGTTTACCTCCTTAGTTTCGGTAAATCATTCCGTCCTCTCCGATTGTTGCCCCGTAGCTGCAATCAATCCGATAGACGGAATTGTTGTACAGCCCATTCAACGGGGCAAACGATTTGCGATAAAATTTAAGCGGTTCAAGAACAGAATCCACGATGCCAACGATGGAACGTGCTTCTGCAATGCGCCCGGTGTCCTTATTGGAGTAGACCCGCACACGAAGGGAAACAGCAGCGTACTTGCTGTGACCGGAAGAATCAATGTGCACAGGAAGGTTGCTGTTTTCCTCTATCTGCACACACGGAAACTTTTTGACGTTGCTGTCATTGATTTCGCCAGTGACGAAGATGCCGGGGACTTGCTTCCGCAGCTCCTTAGCAACAGCCGTGAAAATGGAATTGAAATAATCGATCAACTATTCCAAACCTCCCTCCACGTTGCTTCGACTTGAGAAGCCATTTCCTCAACAGCCCCCCACATAGCCATAGCTGGCTCGTTGCCACTGGTGTAATTCAACTGACCTTTGCCGTCTACTTCCTTGACAGGCGTGCCAGCATTGCCGGATTCTCCGTAGTAGTACCAGCGCTTGTGCTTTCCGTTTTCTTTGCCGTATGTGCCATGTTCACCCACACCATTGGGAAGTTCGCCGCCATAAGCAGAGTGCATAACGCCAGTACCAAACTCGATAAAAGCAACCGCCTTGCCCTCTGCAACGATGGTGCAAGTGTTTCCGTTCTGCTCAACATGGCAAGAGACATCGTTGCTGCCAGCATATTCTGCATTGGCAAAGCGAACTTTCGCCACGTCAAGCCCTTTGTCAGCCAACGCCTTTGCAAACTCTTGCGCTTTTTTATTCAGGGTGGTCTTGTACTCCTGTATCTGACGTTCCGCATCACGAAGTCCGGCATCGCTCAACCTCACTTTAATTTTCACTTGCAGCCACCTCTTTCAGCGCATATAACGTGTCTGTGATATGCTCTGCGACCTTGACCACAGTGTAATTGAAGGGCTTTGAAATGTCCGTCTGAAACCAGACGTGTGTACCTTCATAAAGCGGTGTGTTGTGCTTTTTGCTGGACGAACTGACAACATAGCTGTAATCCGTGAATGCTCCAAAAGGGTTTGCTTCCGCAGAACCAGTAGGGGGGCTGACGTTCAGCATCAGCTTTGCGGGGGGACTCCACGATTCGTATGCGGATTCGCCAGTCTCGTTTCCCCACTCGTCCACGACAGGCGTTTTCTCGCCAACCGGGTTTGAATACCACAGCGGGCGTTTATCCAGCGGGCTACCATTGAACATCAGCCGATAACACCTACTCTCGGAACCACTTCGTTCAGCAGGGACTGTGCCACATCGGAACTTTCCCACACACGAGTAATGCCATTGTTGGTGTAGCTCGTCTGTCCGTTTGCGCCGATGTGGTTGTACAGTTCCGCTGCAATGCGTATCTGCAACGACTGATACTGCGAGGGCAGCTCGTCCGGTCTGTTGCCGAATGGATAGCCCTGTGCAAATATCTTGTCTTTGGCGAAATCAAGCAGCAGGTCGAAGAGTGGGTAGTCCTCGTCCGTGATTTCACGGTCAAGTGCGGGGGCGATGTACTGTCCCAGCTTGACTACCGCTTCGGAATACTGGTCTCCCATGCTGCTTTCCTCCTTTCGCCTTAGTAAGCCTTGATGCAGTACACAGCGTCCATGCGCTCAAAGGACGGCAGGACGATTTCAGAAGCATAGACGTTGGCGTTGACCGGGTGGACGGTCAGCTCGGTGGTGATGGCAACACCAGTATTCACGATGGACACGGATGCACCGGACTGACCGGACAGCAGGTCGGCTTCCTCAGGGGTGGTGCCGTACCAAGTGCTGCCCAGAGCGCCGGACGGAGCAACCACCACCATGCCATCGGGCAGATACTTCTCGCTTGCGCTGTACTGGTCTGCCTTGAACATCTTGTCGTACAGATGGATGGTCAGACCGGTTGCAGATTCGACAATCTGCCGTGCCTCGCTGTCCAGCAGAACGGCGTTTGCCTTTGCGGTGACAGTCATGAACCGATTCTTCACCTCGTCCGCAGCGATCATGTTGCGGAAGGTAGCGGTGTTCATGTACACCTCAGTCACAACTTCGCCAACGCTTGCCAGAACAGCGTCCTTTGCGGCGTTCAGGTCAGCAATGGGGGTGGCGGTGGCAGCAGACCACTTAGACTTGGCGACACCGCTGATATCCTTAAAGTTGGTGGATTTCCAGCCGCCGTCCGGATCGTAGTTGTAGGTGTAGTTCACGCCGTTTGCCTTGATGGTGATGCCAGGAACGCCATTGGCGGGAGCCAGAAGCTGCCAGATCATGCGCTCAGGAACGATACGTGCGCCAGTGATAAGCTGTGCGGTGTCATCGTACAGACGGTTCATCACGTCACGGGCATAGGGGTCGTTGCTGTCCAAAACACGCAGGATTTCCTGACGGTCTTTCTCGCCCAGATGGTAGCCCTCACGGAAGAACGGCATCTCGGTCTCATCAAACTTGAAGCCCTCACGGGTACGGAACGTAGCCTTTGCGTCAAATGCGCTGGGCATCAGAGACACGCCAACGCCCTTGTGACCACGCAGCCACTTCAGGTCGAGACCAGCCTTCTTTTTGGCGGGGAACAGTGCGTCAGATGCAAAAGGCATCGCGTTGGTAGGGTCGTTCGTCCAATAGGCGGCAATCGTAGCCGGGGCAAAGACTTCCTTAAGATTCAGTGCCATGTTGTTTTACCTCCTATTAAGCGTTCACGCTGATGTTGTCACGGCAGAAGATGCCGGGAATGGCAGTCTTAAGCGCAGTAATTGCATCAGAATCATAGGTGAAGCCAGAGCTTGCGGCTGCCTTCTTGATGTCGATAACGCCACGAATTAGCAGGGAAGCATTGGGGTTCTCTGCCGGATCAACGTCATACAGAAGAATGCCGTCTGCTGTGGCAGAGGTTGCTTTCTTGCCAGCTTTGGTCATGGGATAGCCAGCCTTAACCGCAGCAGCTTCGGTCACGGTAAAGGGAATGGCAGTGTAGTCATTGGAAGCAAGGATGGTATCGTTGATTCCGTTGACCGTGTTTCGGGTAAACTTCATGTTTTCCTCCTTGTTAATGGAAAGCACTCATTGCGTCACTTGATGCCTTAGAAGCATTTGCGTTCTGCTGTGCAAGGCTCTTGGCAAACGCCACGCCCTCACTGTCAGAGCCGCCCTTGCCATCCGCACCAGGAGGTGTGGGCATATCCTTCAGCAGAGAAGCCTTGTAAGCGGTGTCGTGGGCAGTCATAAACTCCGACTGGAACTTAAATACCTTGTCCATGTCACCGTCAGCCAGTGCAGACGCAGCCTTGTTGGCAAGTTCAGCGTCATAGCCCTGTGCAACGAACTTCTCACGGTAAGATGCAAGAGTTTTTTCCTTGACGAGGTTCTCCTTGTCGGCAGTCAGGGCTTCAATCTGCTTCTGCATCTCTGCCAGCTTGTCAGCCTGTTCCTGTGCGGCATTCTCGTCATCGGTACGCTTTGCCTTGAGCTGCTTCTTGTACTCGGCAGCTTCGCCATTGGCTTTCGTCACGGCGTTACGCAGCTTCTCAACCTCTGCGCTAGGGTCTGCAACCTTTTCAAGCGCAGAAATGATTTCATCGGCGGTCATGCCCTCTTTGTAGGCATCACCAAGCAACACATTGAGTTTCATATCGTTAATTTCCTCCTGCGTTTTTTTACCGTTGCTTCCCTGCAACGCTGCGAAATTTATATCCCGGCTTCCCTGCCGGAATATGCAAAGGGTTATTCGCCCTCTGTTTCATTGTCGATTTTGCTGAAAATCTTTTTGAAAAATTCAAGCTGTTCTTTAGAAGGTTCTTTTGGCTCTGTTTGAGCAATCGCTACATTGGCATAAAGAGCGGCTTCTTCAAGGTGAGTAAGTGCAATGCTTCTTTCTCGACTCGGCTCAATTTGCAAAATCAGCTTCTCTGCATATGAAAGTGAATCGTAAATATGCTGAAATAAAGCCATCTCTGCTCTTGAAAGTGCTCTACCCTTATACATTGTTGCTTTCCTTTCCATCAGCCTGATTGCCAACCATTTTGTTGGTGTCAACAATATGGTCTGTCGGCTGTTTCTGCGGCTTCGGCGCTTTCCCATCCTCGCCCAGCTTGCCAGAAGCAATCAGGAACGGCTTGCTCATTTCGTAAGCAGCCTGCGGGTCAGGGAACAGGCCGGGCGTGGTGAACGCCAACTGCGGGTCAATCGGCTGCTGAATCATCTGTGCGAAAATCTGAACCTTGCTCTGCTGGTTATCGTACTGACGGCGGGGCAGTTTGATGTTGATGTCACTTGCCATCAGCTTAGAACCAGCCGTATCACGCAGAATTTTCAGCATCACAGACAGGCTCTGGCGTTCAGCGTACTTGAACATATTCTCGTACTGCTGCGCCCTCGCTTCGGTGTGATTCCAGCCGTTTCGGACGATAACTGCGCCCACGTTGTCGGACGTTGCGTTCTCGCTGCCAGTAGCACTAGGCATGGCAGTCAGACTGCGGTACACGTTCAACATGGAATCAATCAAAATCTGCGTTTGCTGCTGGTTCAGCTCGTTTGCAAGCTGTTTTACATCGGCAGCAAGTCCGGAAGTAGACTTAATTGACATTGCGCCCATAGCCTTAACAGCTTCCAACGCTTCTTTATCAACAAGACAGTTAATAAAGACCATGATGGATTGGATGAACTGCTCTACGCCATCAAGACGATTGCTTTCCAACAGATTGATGGCATCCAGCACGGGGATAGCCGGTTCAAACAAACCCATGCGCTCAGGGTTCAGCTTGTATTCGACCATCGGCAACATTCCAAGAGAATGGCTCTCAGATTTCGTAACCTTGCCGTTGTCGATTTCAAAGTACTGGTTTGGCGTATACACGCAAATCAGGTCATTCAGGTCATTCTGATAATTGCGTGGGATGTGCAGTACGTTGGCGATGGGTTTGTGGCCGATGCCGGAGTTGTATATCACATACGCCATGTCCGGGTCGGGAACATCCACCAGCAGGGGTGTTTCATCCGGGTAGTTGCCGTTGTACCCCTTGTCAGGAAGAACAATGCGGTATCCATGTCCGCACTCCAACATCCACTGCCAGAGCCGCCGATCAAGTGCATCTTTGCCCTCATACTGCAAGGCGTTGGACAGGCGGGCGATTTCCTCACCGTCACCAGTTGCCGTTTCAGACCGTACATAAGAACAAGGTGTGCCGCTCATGTAACCCGTGTAGAAGCCCACGCACTCGTTGGCATGGTTCTCTACAATGCGGTTAGTGATTTCAGCGTGGTATTCCTTCGTGCGATGGAGGACAGGCTGGTTACCCAAGTAGTAGTTGTGCAGAAAGCGAATCTCGTTCTTGTTCAGCAGATGAATAGGCTCTGCTTTGCCCATGACCACTTTCAGCACGTTTGACCGATTGATTTCCGTCTCCGGAGTTTCAATCGGTCTACGTCCGGTCAGCGGATTATTCAAAAAGCCGTCAACGACTATCTGATACTCAGCCATGTGTTCCTCCTTTCCGGCAAAATAAAAAGCGCAGCAAGACAAACCTGTTAAGGTCTATCTCACTGCGCCAAAAGTGCGCCTTAAACTTATTTTTGATATATGAAAATCGATTTAGGCTTCCACTGAGAAATTCTTTCAGATATATCTTTTACATGAATATATCCCAAAGAAAGCATTTTATTTTTGCTGTTTTCCCCAGCGGTTAAAATTGATGCAAGAGCCAAATCCCCGTGTCCACAGCAAGAATTTATTGTATTAACTCCCTTCGATTTTAAACTCAATAATTCATCTTCAAGACACAAATCACAGCAAAACCCATATCGAGTTTTTACGCAACATTTATATTCTCCAATTTTTGAACTACTACAAAACTTTTTTGCGTTTTCTAAATTAAGAGAACCAATCTTGCCGCTTTCAAAAAGAGCAGTTATATTTTCTTCTAACACACACATAACGTTGTCCTTTTTACCTTTCAGGAGAATGAATTATTTTCACCCATCCTTCCCTTGTGTCTCCTTCGATAACGCCCTTGCATCTGTCACACTTGAAATGGTATCGTCCGTCTACTTCGCCAAGATAGCGGTTGCAGCGGACGTTCTTATAGATTGGATTTTGCCTGATGCAAGGGCAACAGATTCTAACTAACATGAGCGCTCCTTTCGTTGGATTTCTGGAAACAGGCTGTTGAGCACAGACCTGTCAGAAGCTACTGGGAAACTGTTCGCACTTCCAGCCGTGCTATTCTTCGCCCGAAGAAAACCATTGCAGCCTTTACATTCAGTTGTTGGACAGACGTAAACGGGTCAGCTGCAATTTTGGTGCTGCATAATGGATTTGAACCAATGTATGTCCGGTTATGAGCCGGATGCTCTAGCCTAACTGAGCTAATGCAACATAGAAACCCGGCTTGATTGGTTAACCGCTGCTCTTTGCAATGTCATGCCTAACCATTGCATCGAGAGCCGGGAGTAGCGGTGGAGGATTCAGAGAGTAGAAAGCCAAGCAAAGAAGATGGTTGTGCTGCGTAACGGAATCGAACCGTCGCTTGCCAGCCGTGGGGGAGACAGGCTGGCATTCCCCAAACAATTGGAAACGCAACATATAAAGTCCGGTGAAGGCGAAAGAGTGAGAAAACCTCCACCGGTGAAAGGAGGAATATGCTTGTTGACACGCACGCGAGTAAAAATGACAAAACCCCGCGTGCAAGCTATTCCTTTAAGGGAAGCTGCAAAACTTCCTGCGTACATTATAAGCCTTGTCAAGTGGTGAAATCAAATAAATAGACCCAGCGAACACAATATATTGTGTTTTTAATCAAAATGGCCTCTTGACAGGCTCAATTTTGCTGATTCCGTTGTACAATTCATCGGCAAGTTGCGCCAAGCTGTCCGGTGCATCATCGTGCGGAACTTTGCCAAGCTGCGTGAACATCGTCACCTGTTCCATGAACGCCTTGTACTCTTTCGACTGGTGCTTTTCGTCAAGGAAATAGAATCGTTTGATGTCCGGCGCATACTGGATGATTCTGGACAGCTTGCTTTGCCCACTTGGCGCACGCTGGCTGCGTACAGAGCAGTGATAGCCCTGTTGCCGAAGCTGGCTGTCCACCACGTCACAGTATTCATCACCGCCGTTGTTGGCTTCGCCACGCACCACGTTGATTTTGTGCTGGATGATTTTGCCCACGACTTCTGGTCTGGTCACAGTCTTATCTCCGTTATTGAACACAAGGTCTGGGATAAACACAGCATCACCGTACACATAAGCGATAGGACAGGCAGTGAAGTCACCGCCACCCCATGCAATATCCATGACCATGAGCTTGCGATCAGGCTCTCCATCAGGCAGAACGCCGTTGAAATACCGCAGTTCATCGGCAGGGAACAGCAGACCTTCACGCACATAGGGCTTTCCCATGTACTTTGCCCACCATGTCGCATCGTCAATGCTGGCTTTCATATCGGCATAGTAGGCATCATCAAATCCAACGCCATAGTCATAATTGAAGTTGCTGTGTCCGTTCTCGTCCACCGCAGGAATCACCCGGAATCTGTACTTCGGGTTGTCTGCATACTGGTTCTGGATGCGCCCAAGAGGGTCAAGCACGTTCCAGCGTGTGCCGACCATCAACTCTAATGCGCCCTGCTTTTTGCGGTCTTTCAGCTGGTTCAGATAGGCATCGTACTTGTTGTTCAAACGCTCAACGTTCAGGCTTTCCTCCAAGTCCTCGATCAAGTCATCACTGTACAGAACGCCGCCCTCACCGATTTCAACAGCACCAGTCAGCGTACCTCCAATAGAGCGGCAGGTCAGGGTGGGGAAGCGCTTCTTTCGGTTCAGGTCAACGCTTTCGTCCTTTGCGCTTTTGTCCACAAGCTGAACGTCAGGGAAGATTTTGCCCCAGTTGTAGGTAACAGGGTCGGTGATGATGGACAGCACTTCGCCGTAGAAGCCATTGGTCAGCTTGTCGGAATGTCCGCTCATAACCGATGCAACGTCAGGACGGTTGCCCATCAGCCATGTGATGAAAAAGATGCACAGGGTACTGTTATGGGTGGGAATCAGCCGCTTACCAACGCAGTACACGCCACCCTCAACCTGAATGCAGTTGCCCTGCTTCGGCTCGATGCGTTCAAACCCACAAAACGCCACACGGCGAGGTTTGGAGAACTCCTTTAGCTGCTTGCGAGGAACAACGCAAGGAATAGGGCAGGTAGGATTAAAAGAGATGGAATAGACTGTCAAATTGCCTTTAATGCCACTAGATGATACACGAGGTGGATATTCAACCACGCTGCATCTCCATCCAAAGGTAGAAACCAGCGTGACAAAATCATCTCTCATTTGCGGCTCTGTGGTAGAAAAAGCGTACCGATGCTCTTTTGCCCGTAACGTACCGTCTGTATCAAGCAGACCAGCAAGCAATTCCATGCGCTGTGCAATGCTGGCTGTAAAGTATTCTTCTGGGATATGCTTCACGCAGCGGCGGTGACTATGGCACATATCGCTTTTTTGAAGTGCTTGTCGCAAACCAGAGAATCCGTAGTACTCAACGCCAGTGTCCTTGTGAACCGTATGCCAACTAACCGGGTATCCATCGTTAATGACGCGCTCGACAATCACTCGATCACAAGGAGGTTCGCAAATATCCGGGTGCTGATTGCGACCATCGCCAAGCCATGCGCCCAACGTATACGGCTCAACGGGCAGTTTTTTATACTCTCCCTCAACAAAATTTTTGAACGGAACCTGATAACAGAATCTTATACCATCTTTTGTATCGGTAACATAATCCTCCATCATCCGCTTAGTTTCGACCACATCAAATCCGTTCTTATGACGGTTAAAGACCGGCCACTCGTGGTTTTCGTGGCAGTCAATGTATGTGCCGTCAGAGAAATGGCAACGCACATCAAGCTGGCACTTAGGCGAAACGGCCAGCACTTTTACAAACTGACCTTTCGGGCTGATGACTTCATCGCCAACCTGTAAATCGCCGTGATTCTTCCAGCCACTTCTTGTTAAAATCGGCGTATCATCACTCAAAGCCTTGCCAACGCGAGCCGGAAGACTAACTCCCAAGAAGTCAATCCGCTTATAAAACAAGTCCTCAAGGTCATCTGCCAGCACTTTCAGAACCCTGCGTCTAGGCTGATAGAACTTTTTTTCCGGCGCACGGTTCCATTCAAGGTAGATGCAATAGCTGTCGAACACATCTTTTGCTTCAAACAGGTACGTCCGGCTGATAATGTCATAGACCTTCGCCACATCCTCGCCTGTTTTCATCTTTCCCATCATGGCTGCGCAGACAGAACGTAGCTCACCAGAGTATTTATAGGCATCGAACCGCTTGTCTTGCGGCAGGGCATCTCTCAGGTTCACCACCGCCTGAAACCAATCCTCATAGACCTGCGCTTCTGTCGGATTCTGCTTTGCATACGCTTTGATGCTGTCAATGATGGCGATACACTGCTTTGGCTGCATAAAAAAATAGGCACCCCCTACCTGAAAATGTAAAGAGTGCCTACAACTGCACAAAAATTGAATATTCGATTTTTATAATGCAATTTTAGAAAATTTCTTTCTCAAAATCAATTAAAAGAACTGCCCGACCGTTTCTAACCCTTTTTCTACCTTCTTCATTATGCTGTTTTCGGAGAGATACTCCATACCTTTCAAGGTAATCTGCGGGTGAATCGGCTCTACAATATGTGGGAACTTGTTCGTCAGGTCTTGCGTGTAGACCAGACCACGAATGAAACCGTTCATTTGCAGTTCGATCATAATCTGCTCCCAGTCAGAGACCTTTATCTTCATTGCTTTTGCAGAGATAAGCTCATAGTCAAATTCTTCATCGCCCTTGTGCTTATCCAGCAGTTTGAGAATTTTGTAGATGGCATTAAAATTGTCCATAAGCTACTCCTTTCACCTGTTCTGTTCAGCAATCCGATACCATGTCTGGCGGGTCACGCCAAGCTGCTTGGCAGCGTCCGTGACCGTGAGAATACGCTTCTCCACCTGCTCATGGAGAACGTCAAAGAGGTTGCGGTCATACTCGGTGGGCTTGCGGCCTTTATAAACGCCTTTCTGCTTTGCCACTTCGATGCCCTCTTGCTGGCGATCAAGCATATTCTGTCGTTCAAATTCGTTAATGGCTGCAATCATCGTCAGCATCAGTTTACCGGTGGGAGTGCCTGTATCTAGGTTTTCTTTATCACTGGCAAGGTGTACGCCGTTAGCTTGCAGTGTTTCAACCATTTCAAGCAAGTCCTTCGTGCTGCGAGCAAGACGGCTGAAATCGTGGATAAACACGGTATCGCCCGGCTGAACCGATTTAAGCATCTTCTGCAACTCCGGTCTATCCATATTCTTACCAGAGACCTTCTCGATAAACCAACGGTCAATGTTGTGTCGCTTCAACGCTTCCACCTGTCGTGTTTCATTCTGCTCAACAGTAGATACACGAACATACGCTACATTCATTCAGAATCACTGTCCTTTGCTCTTTTGGGGTATTCCAAACGGTAAAAATCTTCTTTTTCCTTTTTGATGGTTTTGGGACGAATGATAATTTCGTAGCCAAGTTCATCTGCAAATTGTGCGAATTTCTCTGTGCTCAATTCTCCACGATTCAGTCTATCCGTGACGCTCGTTGCTGCTTTATAGCCAAGTTTTTTCGCGAGAACCTTGTAAGTTATTTTCGGATGAGAATTTACAACCATGTCCTTGATAATTTCTGCGGCTCTCATTTTTTCTCCCTCTTTCTTTTTGCTGGCTTCAGTATATCACAAACGTATTTATACGTCAAGCGTAAATTTACGTTTTCTGTATATATAAATATACTATACTCTGTATTTACAGAGTATAGTAGTATAAGGATGTTAATGATTTTACATGAAAACGTGTATACGCTTTATTTTTGAACTGTTCCGAATCTGTAAAGTATATTTTATTCAAATTTCCATATTGACAAGTGTTCGGTATATGGTATATACTATCACCAGCAACAAAGCGAGGTGATGAAGTTGCAGAAAGCAGCAGAGCCGTCTAAAAGTGAATCTATGCGTATGGTTTCATTCAGACTTAGCGAAGAGGATATCGAAAAAATCACATTTTGCGCTAATGCTCTGGACGGAACCAAGAGTGATGTTGTAAGAATGGGGATTGATCTAATCTTCAACGTTGCAGAACGCATAAAAAAATAAGCTATCAGCACCCACCTACCAAAGTTTAGCTGATAGCTTATCCGTTACAAAAAGAAGGCACTGCAACCACCAAGGGGGCAGTCTCCCTTTTCGGAATCTATTATACCAAAAAGGGCTGCTCTCCGCAAGAGTTAGGAGCAAAAAACATGAACTTTCCCACGACAACCGAAGAATTTCTAAAAACCCTCGCACACGGCAAAGAACCGACCAGCGAGGACAGGGAGTACGCAGAAGCGCTGGGTAAGCTGTCCGAACTGAATTACCGGGCAGGGTACGAAGCGGGAGCATCCAAAAATAAGGGCTGAGTTTTGTGCAAATCTACAAACTTTTAGATTTTGTACAGATACCAGTACTACATTAAGCGTTTGCGTAATTGACAAGCCACAACATATTGCGTATACTGGTTGCACCCACATGAAGGGAGGTGAGTTTATGTACAGTCCGTATCTTGAACGCCACAATCACACGTTCACTGTTGCGCTGACCGAACGGCAGTTCCAGTGGCTGAAAGCCTATTGCACAGAACACAAGGTCGCACAGGCCGCAGCCATCCGTGACACGTTCTTTGTGGTGCATCCTATCCCGGAGACCAATGAAAACGAAAAATGATACGCTCGCTAAAGTTTGGCGACAGCAGCGAACGTATCATCAACCACACTGGAACAAGCTGTTCCAGCCTTATTATAGCAGGAATTGGCTTGTTCCGCAAGAACCATAGGAGTTTTTATGGAACAAAAGGTTAAATATGCTATCAATCTTATCAGCGAAAACGGACAGGTTGTCGTGTCCAGCCGTGAAGTAGCAGAGAATTTCGGAAAAGAACATCGGAACGTCATGCGAGATGTAGAAAACATCATGTCACAGGGTGTGCTCAAAAATGAGCAGACCCCCATGTTCTTCAAAACCGAGTACACCCACGAGCAGAACGGTCAGACATATCCCATGTATCTGATGAACCGTGACGGTTTCACCTTGCTGGCTATGGGATTTACAGGTAAAGAAGCCCTTGAATGGAAACTCAAGTACATTGACGCTTTCAATCAGATGGAGCAGAAGCTTACCAACCCGGAGCCTGAATCCACGGAAATGCTGTTGAGCCGCGCTCTGATCGCTGCTAACAGTGTTATCGACACGGAGCGCAAGAAGGTAAAGGCTCTGGAAGCGGAAAACGCCAAGATGAAGCCTGATTCCGACTATGCAAAGGCGATGCTGCTTTCCGATGAAAGCCTGACTACCACGCAGATTGCCATGAACTACGGCATGAGCGCACGAAAGCTGAACCAGATTCTTAGAGGGCTTGGCATCCAACATACTGTGAACAAACAGTGGATTCCTTACCAGAAGTATCTTGGCAACGGATACGTTGTCGGGCATCCGATCGAGCTGCCGAACGGCAAGACGAAAGAGGTCACCCGCTGGACGAGAGCCGGTCAGAAGTTCATTTACAGCAAGCTCAAAGAAGCGGGCTATCTGCCTGTTGGCGAGCAAATCAGAATGGAAACGTGCTGATGGACTACTCGGAAGAAATGTTTCGGCTACAAGCTGAGAATGAAGAGCACAAAGCCGTTTTAGAAAAAAGCCATGAAATCCTTAATCAGGCATTAGAAATCATCATGCCAGAGGATAAGCGGTCAAGAGAAGTTGTAAGTGTAGCACTAGCAACGTCCGTACAACATTTTTGCGAAGACAGCTATTCAATGGGATACAATGATTGTTTGCTCGACATTCTCAGGGAAAAGGAAGAAGTCAGTGCTCCTATCATGTTTCCAACACTTAAATCGTAAATAGCCCATAAGAAAAGCCAGTGGTTAGAGAGCATCTAGCCGCTGGCTTTTCGTGTTTACGGAACTATAAATCGGCAATCAGTGAATTTGTTTCCATCAAAATCACCGACGAATGTAACGGTCTGGCCGGGAGAAAGCATAGAAATCTTGTCTTTTTCGTTTTCCGGGAATCCAGCCATATAAACGGTATAACCAATGCTGTGAGAAGTGACGAAGTTCACACTGAACATAACAGTGTACGGATTATCTAACTTAATCATTGCGTCTGATACACTGTTGACTTGATATGTCACCTTATATTGCTTGCCAGCGTATTTGTCTTTTGCCTTTACAGCGTTGTCGGCCGCCTGTTTTGCATAGTAATCCAAATCAAGCGTTGGAATATCATCATCTGGGTTATGCGAAGAAGCACTGGATGCCACCCACTCACTGCTTGCGGGTTCAGAGCTTATAGGCTGTTCAGATTCGGATGCCGCTTTTTGAGATGCCGGAGTGCTACTTGCTGAGCTTTCGGAAACTTCTTCAATAGAGCTACCATCCAGTTCCGTTGCCGTAGACTTGGCGGAGGAAGATGTAACGCCGGAGCTTGCCGATTCATCATGTGATGGCTCTGGTGTTACAGCCAAACATATAACAAGAACTGCAAATGATGCAAAGAAAGCAATTAACATCCGATTGTCTTTCTTATGCGTTGCTTTGTTGTAAAGACACAGCGCTCCAAACACAGGCGTTGCAACCAGAGCAATCATTCCAAATAAGGCGTACATTTTTGTAGATTCCTTCCTTTATTCAACTGGCGTTAGCAAGACTTCTGCGCTAATCGAAAGTTCGATATGGTAGCCGTTTTTAACGGTAACATTCTGCTTTTCGCCAGTTTTTTCAAATTTCAGCGTATCACTCACATCGTCAGAATTTGAATCAGACACCACAAATACTGTAGCTTCTTTGTTTTGATTCTCAACTTCGTATGTGCCAGTCGGAACCATGTACCAGATATATTTATAACCACTTTTGTTCGTTTTTTCTTTTCCGTAATCGCCAAGAACTTCATCAACTAAAACAATAGAGTCGTTCTCTTCTACGGCTTCTTCCGAAGTAACAGACGGATTTTCAGATTCTGCCTTTACAGATGATGCAATGGATGACATCGGCTTTTCACTTTCTGAACTAGATGCAATATTCGTTTTGTCACGAGGGCTTACCAAATCCATAATAAAAGCCAATACGAACATTGCCATAAGGATTTTGAACCACAGCCGCTTATAAGCTGGCTTTGGCGGTGTATTCTCTCCACCACACTGCGGACAAGTTTTAGCGGTAGCCGCTATCCTTGCGCCGCAGTGTTTACACTTTACGAGTTTTGCCATTTTACAATGCCCCTTTCTTACGGTCAAGTATAGCACAGATTAGACCGGGAAAGAGGCCTTTTTGTATTTTTCGGAAAATTTGGAGACTTGCACAATTAGATTGGTTTTGATTTGTGAAGGTGGGGTGGGTGTTGGCAATGAAAGTGCCTTTTTTATTCTGGTCGGAGGAGACGAGACTCACCGCCCACCACCCGGGCCTCCGGCCCTATTCCCCCCGGGGTGACCCCAGCGCACCCGGGCGGCCTGCACACGACAGGCAGCAGCACAGGCCGTGCCAGAGCAAGACAGACCACGCAAGGCAAGGCACACACGCCCGGACGCTGGGAACGCTGCACCGGGTAGATTGGGACGGCGGTGGGCGCTGGAGGGCGTGGAGTGTGTCCGATAGGGCACGCCCAAACGGACAAAAAATAAAAACGTATAAATACGTCATTATGTTGCGTGTGCAACTTGACAAAAACGTAAATATACGTTACAATATAGGCACAACGTAGATATACGTTACACCTACCAAATACCGTTACAAAACAGGAGGGCAAAAACCATGAAAACCACATTAAAAGACATTCGCCGCTATATTACCACCAACGCCGCAGAGGACTTGACCAAAAAGCGTTTTGCAGAGATTGACGCAATCCGCGTTGCAGAATGTGGATTTGAAACCATCGCATACAGCACCGGCATTTACGGTGTTACCGGCGTTCTGGTAAAGGGCAACACCACCGGCAAGCTGTACGCCGTCACCGCCCGCACCTCTGCGCTGTTCCAGGTTATGTAATAGGGGGACAGTGATATGTTAGTACTTGATGCAACCCAGTGGGCCGCCCTCTGGTATGTAGGCGGCATGATCTCCGGCGCACTCGTTATGATTGCATTTCTTAACAGCTAATAAGGAGGGGCAAAACGATGAAATACCATAAAATTAGAGGGGTGGACAAATCCACCTGCACAGCAGAACAGAAAATTGCCTATAATATGGCGTGGTACATTTGGAACGATTGCCGCTATAACTGGACTGACTGCCGCACTCGGATTGACTGGAGCGAACAGGAGAACACCGCCATCCGGGACTATATAGACCACTGGCAGCGCAACTATGCGGGAAAAAACAAAAGGTGTGATATTGACAGTATCTTTTGCGCCTTGCGTGCAGGTTTGCACGACTACCTGACCGGCTCAACACACGTTCTAATGAGCTATCACGATATTGGGGCAGCGTTCCCCGCAAATTATTTGGAGGGCTGAAAAAATGACGACGTTTGAAGAAAAAGTGAACGCATACCGCGAAAACAAACGACTGATTGAAGAGCTTGAAGCAATGAACGACGCTGTAAAGGCTGAAATTATTGCCATGATGCACGGCGCGCCGGAAATGGTGCAGGGCACTGCAAAGGCCATTTATAAAGATGTGCAAAGCGTCCGGCTTGATAGCAAGCTACTTAAGACGTTGCACCCGGATGTATACGCAGAATGCAGCAGCAAAACCAGCTACAAGCGTTTTAGCGTGGTATGAGGGGGTGCGACAAGTGATATTTTCCTGCATCCTGTTTTTCTTCTGGTTCTTTTCGGCGTTGTTTAAGGCGTCCAAGTGACGCCGCCCAGACACTTTAGCGGGGCTGCACCGTAAAGCAACCCCGCCCCAGCCCAAAAGGGCAAAAAACTTTTGCAAGTCCTGTTTTTAGGGCTTGCAGTATGATATACTATAACAAAAGGGGCAGTAAAGGCCCAGAAAGAAAGGCATCACCATGAAAACTTACACTGAACACGAAGTCAACGGCTTGAGCATTTACGTTGATGACGAGACCGGAAAAGTGCATCACGCAGTAAATTGGGATAGCACAAACCAAACAACGCTTTATCCGTACGCCTATAACACCCGCTCCCATGTATGGGATAACGTCAGCGGGGATTACACGTTAGCAGGATTGAAACGCACAAAGCGATTGATTGAATGGCACTAATAAAATCATCACCCGGTCAGCAATAGCCGGGCTTTTCTTTTGCCTTGCATCCGCTGAGGGCGCAGGGCTTTTATTTTGCCCTGCTACAATACAGCTATATACAATCGTTTACAGCGGTTTTTATATCATTCATGCAGTTATACCGCCAACGACGTAAAACGGCACACAGGGCTTTACAGGCGCTTTTCCAGCGATTTGCCCCATTCTACCGCCTACAATACCAGACCGACACAAGCGGCCATAATACCGCCTGCGCCACGCCGGAGCGTATCACAGCGCCTCAGCACCTCCAGAGCATACCAGATACCAGCGCTACGCCCGGACGTTGTACAGGCCAGCACAGCAGCCCTATTATAATAATGTATATAAGGGCGCAGGGGTGCGCCCCTGTTATGGATCCATGCCAGACAGTGCAGCAGACCGCAGACCACGCAAGCCCGGCGGGGTCTCGATGCTTCCAACGCCTAGCATTAGCCTGGTACCGGGTTAGCCTGGCATTATGCTTTCTTCCTGGCTCAGCGGGCGGCGCGGAACCATTGGCGGCTACCGCCGTATCTCTTTTCGGGCTTTCGCCCGATAGCCAATAGAGGTCAGCAATAGTCATAGCGTTCCGGCTGGAATAGTCGTAGCAAATAGTCGTAGTTTCTCCAATAAAATAGTCGTGAAATAGTCGTAAAGTCGTCAGACGACTGACTTTTGAAAGTCCTATATATCGTATAATAACGAGTGGTCCGCTGATAGTCGCAGAGTAATAGTCGTAGCGTTTTCTTGCGAACCATCGTCAAATAGTCGTGTATTTTTTGTGTAAAATAGTCGTTCGCCTTTTAGAGAAAGAGAGGTGCGATAGTCGCTAAGTCATCCGACATCCCCAAAATCAATAGATGTCAAGACACCTGTCAATTTTAATCCCAATCGCATTACCTCAAAATCTTTAACAATCGTACTTATTATAATAGTCGCAGATAATTGCTCAATCTTTTTAACTATTATTCTACTAGAATAGTCGTACCCTCTGGTTCAGTTCGTTTCTCTTCGATTTAATTACCGACAACTACAATCATATCATATCAACTAACTAGGATTATCCATTTGGCAAATACCTCAATACTTTTAACTATCTAATAAGGCTATCCGGCTGGTCAGTCACTTTCAATTTGTAATCAACTGCTTATACAGTCATGCAACATTTCTACATATTCAACCGACTGCAAAATGAAGTCAATTCTCCATGTGGAACAGTCACAGACCATCCACCAGTCCGAGCCTTACGCCAGTTCTCGCCTACGGTCTGCTCTGCTGGCTAACGGTGCAGCTTTGGAGATAGAGGGTAACCAGCTTGCAATTTCGCATAACTGTTATTTATTCACTTTTGAACTATCGTGGCACACCCGGCTCCGTCAACGCGCGTGCTCGCGCATATAACGCCCGCGGACGCGCTAAACACACGGGGAGGGAAAGGGGGAGCACGGAAGATGTTAGGGGGATTATAGGGGGTAATAGGGGTTGTAGGGGGAAGAGGGGGACAAAAGGGGGGAAGAGGAAACAAGGGGGAAAGGGGACAAAAATTTGAAAGCCGTTTCCGAAAGTGATAGTCGAAGCGTTTTTTCGTCTCGCACATCTTGTTTCCGTCTCAATCAGCCTTGCGGTTAGACAAATAGCCGTTGGCATCCGCTCATCTGGCTGCTATCATCGCGGGAAAGGCGTGTAAGAGCCTGTCTGCCGCGTTTTTCTGGCTGACCCGATAACTTTCACGTCTGACCCTGAAAAGTCGTTTTCCACGCTCCTACATCGTTCTAATCGCATGCTCTAGTAGTTTGAGATATGCCATCAACATCAACGGAGAGCCGTCTACGAGCGTCTGTGGCGCGTTTTTGCAATGAAGTCGATAAAGTTATCGTCCAGCACCTAAAACGCCTTAAAGCAGGCTTTCTCTCGGTGTTTAAGCGAAACAAGAAAAAGCCATCCTGTCATAAGTTGACAGAACAGCTCTTGGCAGTTCGTTGTATTGCGCTCATTCTTCAACCAGAGTGATTTTCGGAAGCTGGTCAACAGGTGTTCTCATAACCCACTGAAATGTTTCCCAAAGCCCATCGTACGTCTGGAAGATGTTTGCATGGCGTCTTTCATCGCCCCGATGAGTCCCGATAAAAAGTCTTACGGCAAAATCAGCTTCATTGCGTTGCAAGCCAATGGACATTAACAGTTTTTTGTATCGATTCTGCGTCATCTTTTCGTTCTCCTTTCAATCCATCCAAGTATACTCTTGAAACCGTTGGATTTGCTTGTTAAACGTAATGGGAAGGTCGCCTATCTCACCCTCCTTGTTCTTGCTCAGCCGGAACAGATACTTGTCGGGGTTATCGCCGGACAGAAGGATGATTGCATCTGCGTCCTGTTCAATCTGCCCGCTCTCTCGCAAGTCGGAGTTAGTAGGCGTTGCTCCGGGCTTGGATGGGTTTCGATTAAGCTGTGCTAGTGCCACCACGACAATGCCTGTGGTCTGTGCCAGCTCGTGTAAGGCAATGGATATAGTTGTAATGGCGGCATATCTGTCCTTTGCGCCTGTTTCGTGGATGAGTTGAAGATAGTCTACGAAGATGATTTGAGCCTTTTTACGGAGAGCCTGAGCCTTCATCCACGCCACGTTCTTTCCGGCAGCGGAGCGGATATATAAGGGCATTTTCATGTTCTTTGCCTGTCCGTCAATCTCATTCAAGCTAACCGCTTTGTTTTTCACCGTGTCCAGAGGGCAGTATATTTGATTAGCCATCAGACGCGCGCCCAGCTTGCGTTTGCTGGTTTCCAAGCTGAAATAGTACACGGTGTAGTCCTGCTTTGCCATGCTTGCTGCTATTTGCAAGGACAAGGCTGTCTTGCCCGCAGACGGTCTGCCGCCGATAATAATGAAATCACCCGGTGAGATGTGCAACGCTTCATCCAGACGCTCTAGGCCCGTCTTGATATACACAGGCTTCTCGTCCATGTGAAGCACATAGTCGTTCAGCACATCCTCGTATGTCCACGCATCTTCTTCCTCAGCTTTCAGGCTCATCGCCTCGCCCATCTGCTGATAGATGTCTGATAAATCAGAATAGTCGGTAAGCTCGCTGGTCATCTGAAATGCCAGACCTTGCACACGAGTGAGTGCAGCTTGTTCTCTGATAAGCTGTGCCCAACGTTGCATCTGCTCTCTGTCAATGCGCACGCACTCCGATTCGCAGGTCTGCACACACGCTAAAAGCGTCTGCGCTACGTCTGGATGCTGCGTGTTTATCTCGACTATATCTATCTTGCCCCTAGCCGTCCAATAGCCCTGAACAGCCGCAAAAGCGTCTCTCAGTTCAGGTCTAAACAAGTCAAGTTCAAGGTCTGGTATAATTTCATCCACAACGCCCGGCTTGCAGAGCATCAGCGCCCCGATAAATACCGTTTGAACGTCCATTGTCATAGTCTAGGAAACTCCATCTCCGTACTTTGCTCGTACTGGTCATCCTGTTTCAATGCGTAAATGTCCTGCCATCCGGCATAGATGCTCTGGTCGAGAATAGCTTTCCAGTCATGCCGATCAAACTTTTCCAGCTTGTTGCAGAGCATCTGTTTTGCCCGGTCTGTCATAGGCTTTTTGATTCTTGTACGCATCTGTGCGAACTCTCGCAGGGATTCCAGCAGGGCTTTATCGCCATGAGCAAAGTCTGAGAAGATGTCAGGTTTCTTCTTGACTGCACTCTCCGGCAAGGTCTTGACGTTCATCTGACTGTCAGTTGATACAATGGGTTCATTGTCATCTGACTTTGAACTCATAGATGAGCTGACCTTCATCTCATTTATGACATGAGGATGAGCTGACTTTCGTGTAGACCATCCTTTTGACGCAATATCACTTCTTTTCCACTCTTCATCGAGCAAATGCTTAATTAAAATGAAACAAGATTCTGCTTTTTTTGAGTTCAAAGTTGCGTCTTTTTCTTCAAAAACGTATGCACAGATTGCATCGTATAGTTCCAACTTTTCTTTGCTTTTGAGTGTGGAGATGGCTTCAAAGTAATATCGTTGGAATGTAAAGCTGTCTCGTTTTTTGTCCATACCTATCCCCCATTAAAACAGGCACTCAGCGTCAGACTCACGCAGCCAGCCTTCACCCGGAATATTAACTATCTCATAATACTGCCGTGCAACGTAAATTATTTTCTGCCCATCCTCAGCAATCAGGCCGACAATCAGATAGTTGCCAGCAGCCATAAAGAACCAAGGGTTGCTCTTGTAGGTCTCGCCCTTCATCCAGTTCTTCATCCTGTTCACGGCTTTTTCAATATCCTTATCGGGGCAGTCCGGGTTTTTGTACGCAAAGAAATCCTCAGGAAATTTAAGTTTTTTTACTTTCTGAATCCCTCTCTCGTTCTCGTGATTCTCTTATGCACCTTGACAGGTCTTGTGCCTTTGCCATACGCTGGTCGGGTATGTTTTGCCTTGATGTACCCGCAAGGTGGCTTCGGCCCGAAGTCAAAAAAGCTCAAGTCCATAACGATGATGCCAAATTTTTTGTTTGTCATGTTTACTGCTCCTTACGCATACCATTTTGGTGCTTTATTGAAGATTTCAACGCCTTTCGCAAAGCCCATCTTTTCTAAGGTTTCACACATGATGCCATCCATCATGCTGTGAACGATTTCTTCATCATCGCCGTACTTTTGGTACGCTTCCTGCATTTCTGTCGTGAATGTGTCAATCATATCTTGCGTAACAACGATATTGTTTTCCATAAGCCCTCCTATACCATCGGAAACGTCATTCAATGCGTCACAGGACACTGAATGTTCGGGTCAATAGTCGGTGTTGCATCAATAGCATCCAGCACCTCATCATAGAAAGCTCCTCCATCGGGATTCGAAAACGAACTAGCTCTGTCTGCGTCCAAAGCGCATTTTTCAATCTTCTGGCGCAGCGCATCTGCATCAATCGGTCTCATATCTGTCAACCCTCCGGCGCATAAATGCGCATCCAATGTGTGACCGTCACGTTATCCGGCAGTCTCTCGCCTATCTCATCCCAGAACTGACCGTCTGCGTAACAGCCAAGAAAGTACGCTGTCGGCGAGATTCCTTGCAACATTTTTCCATCTTTATCACGCCACGTTGTCTTAGTCGCAAGCAACAAAGGCTGCGTCCGCTCTCGTGGCGGTTCGCTTGCTGGATGCCAAAGTGTGTTAGCCATTGTTATACCCCGCAGCGGCAAGAACGACTACATATCCAATTAAGAAAATAGCAACATTGAGAACCGCACAAGCAACAACCTTGATAACGGTGCTGTCAATATATTCATCCAAAGTTTCCCAAAGGATATATCGTTCAAACAGATAAATGGGAGATACAAACAACATACCAACCATCGTTGTCAAAACGATGCCTAAAGCGACTTCATATATCGGCATTGACTTTTCTCCCTTCAATCTCCATCCCATACGCCGTCAGGACGCATCTTTGCAAACGCAAGCAAACCGTACAATGCGCGCTTGGCGTTGCCCTCTGTGGCGTTCCAGTAGTCGCTATCGTCCACATCGTCCCCTAGTGCAGAAATAGCCTTTTCAAGCATTGGAATGCTCTCTGCGCCTGTTTTGCCGTAGATGGAGCGGATGCCATTGCTACCCAACACATCATCACGACGAAAGTGCTTCCCATAATTATAGGTGATATTAAGCCACAGTTCCTTTGTTCCTCCAATGGAACGAGTACCACCAGCAACAAAGTGCGTATCATCCACTTCAAGCGTTTCATGCGTTACAGGGTCGCACAGTGAAATATCATAGCTCATATTCGTCCAGCTCCTTTCTGATTTGCCAGCGTTCAATCTGCTTTAATCTTGCCTTTGCCAGCTTGCGGTTGTCAGCCTTGCGGATAGCCCAGTTGTTGCGATGATTTGCCCAGCAAGCGTATCTGTGGCTAAATTCGCTTTGGTCGTACCAGCCCTTGCCAATAAGTCCTTTATAGGTCTGCTGACGTTTCATCTTTCTTCTCCCATTCCTTGCATCCACGTTCGTCCCACACGAAGTCTGCAACGTGTTCTGACTGGTCGTTCCACACACGCCATCCGGCTCTGCGTACCATTTACAAGATACACAGGACGGCTCAGATTTGTTCTTGCAAGATTCTGCTGTGCATCGGATAGCTTTACCAACAGAGAACTGTTTGATGCCCATGCAAGAGCAATGTTCGGTGGTGCAGCAGGTCATTTTATCATCTCCAAAGTCATAACGTCGAAATCCTCTAGATTCGGATGCTTCTTCCTCGCCATTTTTCGAGCTTTCAGCTCCGCTTCTTCTTCATTATCGGCTTCAAAATCAAAAGTTCCAAGATTGATTTCCCCATAGGATTCATAGGCCACAATTCCGACTTTGTATTTCATTCTTGCTTCCTCCAACCGATAAATTCACACAATCCGATTGTCTGCTGGTCGCATCTGTGCGTGTATTTGACGGTCGGCAAGTCGAATCCTTTTAAGTTGTTACAAACAGTTTTAAGGCCAAAAAGTTCGTCAAACGCATTGTCAGGAATTTTTGCATCTTCTGCATTGTAGATAGTCATTCCACACTGCTTACAACGCCATACAGACCATCTTGTCATTGTCTCTGCTCTCTCTTTCCCCTGTTGAACCGCCCGATTACTCGCTTATACTCTGCATAACACTCTGGGCACAGGTCGCCAGTGTCCCTGCGCCACGCCCAGCCCTTGAAGTATTCGTCAGGGTTCATCATCCTGCCGCCCAGAACCGCTCCGCAGCGATCACATACTCGCTTGTGGTAGATTCCTCTGTCGGTTTGCATATTATCATCCTTCCACATAGCACCAGCTCTGGGGCGGGCGCTTCAATTCGACAGGTCGCATACCGAACCGCGTTCTCTGCAAACCTGTAAATTCTTCCAACTTGCGCGGATTATCATAAATCTTCAGGCCGGAGATGTGCCACGCCCAGCCGTGACACTTGTTCAGGTATCGGACAATGCGGTCTCTGTCCATGCAAGCCATTTCTTCGACATCATCCGGGGCGCGGCATATCGGTGCAAGCTCCCAAATCTTGTCGCAGACGAACTCGCCAATGACCGTACCATCCAACCGCTGCCAGCCTTTGCCGGGGACGATTCGCAGCCAGCCCATCTTCGACTGATCTTTCGTGCAGTAGATGTAGCACTTGAATGGAGGCTTCACGCCCTCCGGCTTCGTCTTGCGCACTTCTACAGTCTTTTCTTTCAGTACAATTTTGCTGCACCATACCGGTTTGATGCTCAACAGAACCGACTTCATTTTTTATTCTCCCTTCCCAACATCCTTAAACAAGATTTCTTTGTCAGCTTTCCAGTCTCTGATTTTGCACGGAATGTCCGTGCCGGGCACGGTCTTTTTCAGACCATCCATCTGCCAGACATTCCATGAGATGATAGCAGCCATGTTGCGAACTTTCCCAGCGTCAGGCTCTATGCCGAATAGCCACTTAAAGTTCTCTCGCCATGTCAGGAGCATATTTGCTCTTGCAAGCAACAGGCTGTCACCCTGCCACTCATAGCCGTATGTAGTCGTCGCTGCGTCCTCTGCCACATCGTGCCATGTCCAAACATTCCAATCAAACCAGTTGTTTACACATTTCAGTTTGCGATCAAATAGTCCTTTCCGTTTTGGTACTGGAATCTTTTTGCCTGTTACCGTGTCGTATCGGTTCACAAGGAATGGTGCTTCTCCGCAGGTGATTTCAAGGACTGTTGAATGGATGTACTTGATAGGCTCTTTCTTTATATCGGGCATCGCACCGTTTTCTTCGCCCATGTCTATCATCTTTTCGCAGACCCAAGAAGGAGTGAAAACCTCTGCTTTTGCTTTGGTTCTTTGCTTCTGCTCATCCAGATGCTTGAGAACTCGTGGCACTGGCGGGCACTTCTTGATTTGTTCTAACGTGATTTCATCCGCAAAGCCTGCGCCTAGTTCAGGCGGTGGCTCTGTCGCCCATATGATGTTTTTGCCGGTAGTACGGTCTTTAAGCAAGATAAACAGCACCGCTGAAAGAATCGGGTCGGAGAAGTCAACCAACCGTTGTTTCATTTTTCGCCACCTCTCTGTACTCCACGTCAATCCCCTTAGGCAAAGCCGTCTGATACTTCTGAGCCAACTGTTCTGCGCTCTGAGCATCGCCCAACGGCTGTTCAGGTGGCGCAACGGTGACTTCCACGTTGTCACGCATACCAAAGTAGTTCTTGGCTCGGAAAATCCACTCTGCCGGGTTCTCCTGACCGTACATACCGTTGTACGCCCACATGGATTGCATTTGCAGAATCAGCTTCAAGATGTACTTCTGCTGCAAGCTGTCGTCACGGCGTTTGCCTGCCATAATCTGCTTCAGGCTCACCCATTCGATGCCAAGCACCAGTGCAATCCATTCGACCACAGGGGAGATTCTGGCATCGATGCAAGCGTCAAAGAAGAAATCAAGACGTTGCTGCACTTCGATCGGGTTGTTCATGTCCACGCTCGGAAGGTCGCCAAAATACTTGGCAGCAATCATGCCGATGACCTTCTTGTCCTCCTCATCGCCGATTCTCGACTGCAAATCGCCTGTATTCAGCATCTTAGACCTCGTGATTGCTAACTCCTGTTGTTCTTTCACCTTTTTACTCACCTGTGAGCGGATAGATTTCCGCTTGTTAAGCATCTGTTGTTTCTTCTTCTCTCGCTCTTTCTTGCGCTTCGCAGCGGCTTCTTCTTTCGCCTTTTGCGCCCGCTTCTCACGCTTTTTCTTTTCAGCTTCAGTCAGCGGCGGTCTGCCACGACCACGCTTCGGGGGTGTTGCCATGTATCAGGCCTCCTTTGGAGCGGTCGGCAGTTTCTTCCACCATCCTGTGTATACGAACTCGTCATTGTAGTCGTCAACAAATTCGTTATCAGGTGCACCGGGTTCACGGTGCGCAATGGAAATCGAGCATCCATCCCAAATAAGAACAGACTGATAATCAATCGGCAAACCGTCTCTAATGCTAATCCAATCGTCCATACTCTCACCTCTTCATCTTCGTTTCGATGTTGTCCAGCTTCCGTGCAATCCACCAGACGGAACAGCAGTTGTCCAACTGCCGCCACCAAGCGCACTTTTCTTTCTCGCATACGCACCGACCAAGCGGATTGCTGGTCATCTTCATCGGGCAGTAAAATTCATTTTCCATTGGTTACTCTCTCTCAATATGTACCTTAGCCCTTTGAACGTTTTCTGAACCGACAAAACTTTTGAACGAACCGTTTTTCAAATTTACAGCGTTATAAACCAGCGTAGTAAAATTTCCGCTTGCTACCGTAGTTGAAACATTCTCTGTTTTCATGTAAAGTTCCGAATGATGATAAAACGCTTCCGCAACATCAATGTCGCTAAACGGCATTGGAATATCATTTATTGATTTAATTTCCATACTTACTTCCACCCCATCGCAACAGCCGTACAAGCAACCAGACACACGTTGACGAACGCCCAGACGAGCATTGCTTGCCGTTCCTCAAACAGGTTGTTCGACATGTCCTTGATTGTCCGTTCAGACTTAACTACTACCGCCAGCAAGACTAAGCAGACCAGCCAGCGGGTTACAAATTCAAACATTGTTATCCTCCATCAAATCGTACCGATGCTCTGAAAGCCTTGTAGCGTCCTGCAACCGTGCGATTGCAAGCTGTTCCTTGTCCATTAGCTCCACCTTTCTCTCAACTCTTTTTCGACCTGCTCTGACTTTGCGGTGATATAATCTGCAAACTCGTCAGGGGTCATGTCCTCTTCTTTGAATTTGCCGACCATCTCCCAATACCTGTCACCAATGCGGATGATTTTCTGCACCTGTTCATCGGTCAGGTCTGCATCGCACCGCAGATTCTGAATCAGGGCACCCCATGTGGCGGCGATGCCATCCAGAGCCATGCGAAAGCCATATAACTGGTTCTGCCGTGCGATTTTGCGGAGGTTGGTCGGCTTGACCTGTTTGCCACACAGGGGGCAGTTTCCAAATTTATTCATCCGATTGCTCCTTGTCGGTGGAAAGCTCAAGCGTGACTTTTAGCGTTTTGCCACCACGGACTTCCCATGCCTTTTGAATTTCGGTCTTGTTGTCACGCATCATTTCCGTAATGAAATGTCCCATGACCGCCGTAATCGCTTCATCGGTCACATCTGACTTGTTGCGCCACATCTTCAAGCCATCTTTTCGAGGCGGTGCCATCGTTCCTGCATAGATGTTTCCAAACATTCCACATCCAACATGATATTCAGACATTTTTATTCTCCTTTTCTTCAAGGCGAGAGAGCCAGCGTTTGTATTTAGCGTCCTCAATTTCATACTTTGCGTTCCAAAATTCGCTTTCGGAATCGAGATCATCTCCAAACCAAGCATCGAATAAAGCAGTGACTGCGTTACTTATGTCCGCAAATTCTTCCATCAGATTTGCTTCGCACTCTGCAACGCTCTTCGGTGTCGGGTTCGTGCCGTCCAACGCACGGCGCAGCTTCAACGCAGCCTGTGCCAACTCAGATGCTTCTTCTGCCAACTGCGCCAAAATTTCCGTCTTGGGAAGGATGTCTGAAACTTTCTTACTCACTTTTTTCTCCTTTCAGCCAGTTGTTCAGCTTTGCCATGCAAGAAGGGCAAAGAAACGGTTCATCATAGCAATCGCAACTCCAGTAGTCCCATGCGTCATGCACGTTCTTGTCAACCAGAATCACGGCATTGGGCTTATGTCTCCCCATCTCATCGGGCGGTTCAGGATTAAACACTTCACCGCAGCGGTCACATTTCATGCTCATTTTCTTCATCCTTTTTATCTGCAAAGAAAGATTCGTAGTCAAACCACTTATCATCCAAAATATTTCCGATGATTCTTACAGAACTTCCAAGCCCTTTTATAGCGACACGAACATACTTGCCTTTCATTTGACCGTATTCTTCAACGCCAACCGTGTCCATGATTCGCATAATTGCTTCCATGCCAGAGCCGTATCCCTTAAAGTCTTTGCTTCCAAGATGCCCCTTGCCGAGAATATACCCACCATAGCAAACACCCCATCCATGACCATTAAGTACTAAATCGGAAGTTAAAACTCCGTGGTCTGCCATAGTAAGTCGAACGCTTTCAATTTGCGCGTTCTCGATTTTGTAGCCGCTTTCTTCCAGAAGTTCTTTAGTCATTTTTTTCATGTTCTTTCTCCAATCTCTTTAACAGCCCATCCACGTCATACCGCCAATGGACACGCAGCCTTTTTGCTTTGACCTCTATTCCCTCTTGCTCTGCCCACTGCCATGGGATGCTCTTGCGGCTCTCGTTGTAGCGAAACGCTAGAACCTTGCTGGCAGGGATTGCAAAGGTGCGGTTGACTGCCCTGTAATTGACTATCACATGGGCGGTCTGACCGCCGTACCCCATTGCATCCACCATGTCAGTGATGTGCTTTTCCTTGCGGTATTTGCACTTTGCCTTGTCGTATTTGCCGAACACTTTTTCCAAAGGGATAGAGGGCGTTTCGATGGTTTTCAGTTCAAACAGGTGGTTCATCGGGTATCGGTACACAAGGAAGTCGCAGATGTTGTCGATGGAAAACGATAGATTCTCGTTGCCGCCGTAGTAGGTGGCAGCACTGTCTTTTAGGCGGTAGCACCACGCATCGGACGGGACGGATGCTTTGAAGTCTGCTTCAAACTGCTTGCCGGTGTTCATTCGTTGTCTCCCGGAATTTTAGGAATCAGCATCCAGAACTTGACTGTTTTTCTATTGCCAACCCACTTTCCGTTTGAAAACTTGCTTTTTCCAATCAGATTTTTCCATTTCAAAAGATCGTAAACAGCAAGATAAATTCCATCTTCTTTCGGTTGTTTGTCCTTTACACTTGTCCACGCAGTTGATGGAGCGTTTTCAAGCTGTTCGGCAAGTGCCAAAACAAGGTCAGCAGCGCCGTCAAGGGCAACTCCTTTATCGTATTCAGAGTAAATCCCGCTGTTCATAAGCGTTTTAGCTTCGGCTTTTTTACCGTTCCCGCTTTTCTTCCACGCTTCAATAAACGGCTCTACGTCAACAAGTCTCATCCTCGTTCACCTCTAAATTCACTTCCGAGAAACCGCTTCTTGCCTTTTTCCCGGTGCTTGTCCTCATAATCGCGGTGGTACACGCTCTGGATGTGGTTCAGCTCATACACGAACGCTTTGCGTTCCTCGAAGTCTTTTTTCTCTGCCTTGTACTTCTCGCAAGTGTCGTGGCAGGCTTGGTGGCGTGATGTGCAGTTGAGACAACAAGTAATCATTCTTCGCCAAATCTCCTTTTTGTTACAGCTACGCAGAAGCTTTCGATTTCGCTTGCCCAGCGTGCAGCACCCTCGCCGTATGCTTTTTGCCAGACCAGAGGGAAACCACCGATTCCGTCAAACAGACTGCCCAGTGTCGGCTTTTCTTTCAGGTAAGGGCGCATCTTCTGCACCAGCCAGAACCACTGCGGCAGGGCTATGGAGTTGCCCAGAGCCTTGTACCGTGGGCTGTCAGCGTATTTGTGCTTCTTTCCCTTACTGTCTATCCAATCACCAATATCGGTGTATCCGTCAGGGTAACCTTGCAATCGTTCGCACTCAACAGGGGTCAAGCGGCGAACAATCCAACGGATGGCTTTCTCGGCAATCAGGCATTCGCTGCCATTGCCGATGTTTCCCGCTTTTGCTTTCAAGGTTGAGCATTTGCCGCTTTCTTTGTAGCTGCTGAACGACTGTTCGTTGAAGGTCTTTCGTTCGATAGCGATAGCCGTGTAATCTGTGATTCTGTTTTCGTGGTCGCCTGTTATGGTTGGACAAGTTCTGCCGTCACCATTTCCACGTGCATCAAAGACCTTATACGCTACTGCTGGACGGTCAACAGTGTTCAGCGTGTAGCTCTGGTTTTCCTTCACGCCGGAACCATTTGCGCCGGCCGTTTCAGAACGATCAATAATGTTTCCAGCAATGCAATAACACACGCCGTGTTCATGATTTGCCTGCAACGTATATGCTGGGTCACCATCTTCGCCAATCCCAAGCCCAGTGCGCTCTCCCATGGAAATATACCGTGTCGCTATCTGTGTGTTTATTGGGATCGTTCCTCCAACCACCGAATCATTTCCAGCAGGGCAGTTTGCAGCAAGTCCGGCAATTTCTTTCCACGTCGGGACGCTCTCGTCAGGATTCCCTGACACGCCCGTGCGCTCAAATAGTATTTCTGCGGCACGTTGACCTCCAAAATCTGCGACAAGAGCGATACGCTTTCTTCTTTGGGGGACTCCCCAATATTGAGCGTCAAGCTGTCGCCATGCCAAAGACCATCCGTTTCCTGCAATTGCTCCGGCTTTGTTCCATCTGCCCCCCTTCGGAGGTCTAGGAATTGAAGCGTCTGGTTGTTCCACGCTGGCAAGTTCTTCCAGCACGGCTCTGAAATCTTCTCCTCCGTTGGAACTGAATGCTCCGGGCACGTTTTCCCAAACAGCAAAAGTTGGATACATTCCATTGGTGGCTGTCCTCATTTCCTTAATGATTCTTGCGGCATCCAAAAACAGCACGGAACGGTTGTCGTCAAATCCAAGCCTTTTCCCCGCCATAGACAAGCCCTGGCACGGACTGCCGAACGTGATGCAGTCCACAGGCTCTATCTGGTCGCCGTGAATCTTTGTAATGTCGCCCAAGTGTTTCATCTTTCCAAACGCCCGTTTAGCCAGATAGCGCAGCTCTTATATAAGGTAGGCGGTTCGCCTTTTGTCCCGGTAGCGTAACCGTTAGTTAAAAGGGAGATCAGAACTGTCGTCAATCACAGAGAAGTCGTCTGCGTTACCCTGAGAGTAATTCTGCGGCGCATTCTGCGCCCGATCGGTGGGCTTGCTGTCAGACTTGCCACCGCAGAAGTCAACCTTGTTTGCCATGATTTCCGTTGCGGCACGGTTGTTCCCCTGCTTGTCGATATATTTCCGGGTCTGGATGCTACCAGTCACCAGAATCAGGCTTCCCTTCTGAAACCACTTGGAAACAAACAGTGCCGTATTACCAAATGCGGTGCAGTTGAAGAAGTCGGTTTCCTTTTGACCGCCGCTCTGGCGGTCGCAAGCAATGCTGAACGTGCAAACATCCTTGCCGGACTTCGTGACCTTAGCTTCGGGCGTGTGAACCAGACGACCCTGAATTGCGATAGAATTGAGCATTGTTTAGCCCTCCTTCGGCTGTTTCTGAGCACAGTCCCAACACAGGACACGCCCGAAGCGTTTCTTTGTACTTCTTGCGGTTTCCAGCGGAGTGACGGTGCGGTTGTTGTACTGAATAGGCTGCAACTGCTTTCCGCAGCAAGCGCATGGGGGGATGGTTTCCGCTTCCGTTTGCTTCTGCACAGGCTTGCTTGCTTTGCTTGTGGTCTGCTTCTGGTACTCGTCCGTGTCAGCGTCTTTTGTATCGTCAATGCAGAACAGGCCGTTCAGAGCGTACTTTCTAGCGTAGCTGCTTGCAGTGCCGGTAATCTGCGAATCGTCCATGCCCTTCTTAAACTCAGGCTCACGAGCGTATGCAGTCACCGTGTAGGTGGCTCCATCCTGCGATTCAACTGTTGCAGTGGCTTCGATGTAGTGCCAACTGTCAACGATAACAGGCTTGTCGGAAAGCCGTAGCACAAGGCTATGCGCTTTCAAGATGGGCTTGACCGCTTCGAGAATGTCCTCGCACGAGCGGTACTTGTAGCCGCCAAATTTGTTCATCTGCCCCTTCGGGGCTTTTAACTCTGACTGAACAGCCATCAGAGCTTCATGGATTTTGCTGTTGTCCATCAGTTGTTCTCCTTCCTCGCTTCTTTTCTCGCTTTACGGCAAGCCGGGCAACGCTTAGGCAATGCCATGTTATGTGATTCAAAGAAAATGCGTTCTGCACGAGTAATCTCGAACACTTTGCCGCAGTCACGGCACATTTTCTCTATGCTCGTGTCCCCGTCCCACGAAGCCCTTCTTGCGGCATCTTCGACAGCAAACGCTTCCTCGATTCCGTCATAAGGTCTCCTGACAAGCATATGCTGCGGTGCATGACCGTTTCTGCGAAGCGTTTCCTCCAAATTGTCCCTTTTGCAACTTGTGCAAAGAGTTTCTGTGCTGTTCGGGAACACTGAAAAAGGCTTATTGCACTTTTCGCAGTGCTTAATTTCTTTCTTGTATTTGCTCATTTTCTTTCCTTTCTTCGGCTTCATTAGGCTTCATTGTTTTTACTTTGGCTTAATACGGCTGTACAGAAATCAACCAGCCATCAGTTCTGCCAACTGTGCACGGAGGTCTTTCAACTCCGCTTCCCTGTCCTCGATTTCAGACTGCAAGTCCTCGATTTCAGCCAGACGGTCTGCTTCTTTGGCTTCTGCCATCTGCTCGTTGGTCATAAAATACACGCCGTCCTCCGGCTCGGTCACACCACCGAATCTGTCAAGGTTAATCATCTTTTGGTCGCCCTCTCTTACGTTCCTCTTTGATTTGCAGTGCACTGTACCACTGGTCTTTGTCAATTTCGATAGTAGACCACCGATGGTTACAAACAAGACACTTTTTTCTGCGAACGATGCTGTCGTGGTCAGACCGGCTGTCAACCGTTGTAATGTTGTCACTACCGCACATCGGGCATTTCATCGTGCATCCCTCCACTCGTTGGTGTGGTGGGCTACCCGCTTGATTTTGCGGCATTCTTGCTCGCTGCGTTCGTCTTCCTCGGCGCTGACTGCCAGTGCGCACAGGACAATAGCCGTTGCGAGAAGCCCGCAGGACACAATCACCCAGCCAAGCATCTGCGCTGTGGTCTGGCATCCTTGAATCGCATCACCGCAGCCAACTGCTGTGATTGCCGCAACCAGACCGATCACGGACAGCGTCGTCCCTTTCAATGTTTTCATCGGCTCTCCTTTTTGTTTCCAAAATTAAAAATCCATCCAGTTGCCATTACGGCAGCCGCTACGATGATTCCCCATGTGCCTTTTGCACCGACCAGCAATTCAACGAGGTGCACAAGCCACAGGTTCAAAAGGAATGCTGCCAACACTACTGCAAGAGCAACACTCCATATCAAAATAATTTCTACAAGTACTTTCATTTCTATCCCCTTTCCATGCCATAGCTGGTCTATGCAATTCCTTCGCTACGTTTTGCGATGCATTTCCTCCGCTTATCAATTCCACTCATCGCATCTCTTAGCCTTTGCGATGCACCGCCTCTCAACGCCCCCGCTGCTCACGTCGATGTTTCGCCTTGCCGTTGCTTATCAAAGCTACGCCTTGCATCCATAGCCATTGCCGCTCAAGTCGCTTCGTATCTAGGCATTTCCTTAGCATTTCTGAGCCAATCGTTACTATGCCTTTGCCGGGCGACGCGCGCCGCGGCTAAGCCATGCCCTCGCGGTTAGCCGAGAATCTCGTAGGTGAAGCGGCCTTTGCCACTGTTGCGCCACTGGCCCAGGCCCCGGAGCTTGCCGTAGTCCAACCACTCACGCACGACCTTCTCGTGAGAATCGTCCAGAAGAACGATTTCAAACTCGCAGGTCGAACCAGCGGGAATCTGCTCACTGTTGGCAAGGCTGACGCGCTCGCCCTGCGCGGTCTGGGCGCGAAGCGGGCGCTGGCACTCAGTAATCTCGCCGTTCACATGAATGGGAATCATGCGGGGCTGAACGAAAATCAGCCCATCAATGACCTTCTTGTAAGCCGTCAGCTTGCCGCTTTCGTTCACGGCCTTCTTCTTGCCAGTTTCGGTCTTGCCACCAATACGCCCCAGCATCCCACAGGAATCCTTGAAGAAGCCCTTGATCTGGTAGTCATACAGTATGGGTTCGCCGTTCTCGTTGCGAGGGAACACGGTCATGCCTTTATCTGCCACAGCATCAGCGCCCAGAGCGGCAACTTCGTCCTCGATGGTGTTTGCATCAGGGGACTTGCTGGCGATGAACTCTCGCGCGATGTTCTGGTTGCTAGGCCAAGTGCCGAGAACTGCTTCGATGAATGTGATTCTGACTTTGATTTTTTTCATTTTTGCTCACTCTTTCTTTCTCAATGTGTTCCAGCCGGTCTTTCTCCCGGCTGTGCCAGCGGATTTCTCGCTTTCCGTAGTTATCTACCGTTCATAGGTCAACTCCCCTGTTGCGAGCATCTGTGACACTTCGCCGTAATGCTTTCCCAGCTTGTCCGCAAGGGCTTGTACTTCTCCGATGGATGGAAACGTCTTTTCCGGCTTCTTTTTTTCTTGCGCTGCCTTCTTGCGCTCCCTGTCACGTTCTTTGTCAACCTTGCGCTTGCATTCTGAACAGTACTTTTTTGTCGGTCTGACCACGCCAAGATACAGGCCGCAACGCTCACAGTACTTAATCTCCATCCACTTCACTTGCCTTTCTTAAAGCTCTTTCATTGTGTTCAGAAAAGCACTGGTCAAGAAACTGGATGAACTTTGCGATTTTCTCTGCATCTTCCGGTGTGCAACCATTTTCCACAAACCGCCTTGTCGTCTGCTCACGCTTGAAATCCGAGTAGGTCTTGGCCGCAGCGTCAATGGCAAACTTGGCTTCTTCCGGGTATTCAAGGTCAACCTTTAAGGTGATAATCTGCTCCATGTTCAGTCCTCCCATCCTCCGAAATCTTGCTGTTCTGCAATAGCCCTGGTCTCGATTCTCGGCGTGATGCCCAACTTCTTGAGCTGCTCATGGATGAGCTTTTCACCCTCGACCGTCCAAACCGTCGTGTTCGGGATATAAGTCTTTCCGTTGGAGCGCTGAATGGCTTTGCCTTTTCGATTCTTGGTGTATCCCTTGCCTTGATAGGGCTTGTACAGCACCCACTGACCATCGCTGTCTTTATACTGAACTCGCTGGCTGTAAAGTAGCTTGTTCAACTTTTCAGCAGTCAGACCGTAGTCCTTTGCAATGCTGGTGGCTGTCCGGCAGTTATCCGCAATGCACACAGCTCGAGCGAACTCCGCATCCGGCGTCAACTCTGCAATCTGCTTGTCCTTCTCCTCCAGCTCCTCATGCGCTGCGATCAGTGCAGTTGCAAGAAGTTGCGAGCGGGTAAGCTGCGGTGCGTTGTAGCTTCCGGTCTTACGGATTGCAGGAAGCACATCGTTTGTGACCCATCTGCGAAACGGTGCTGCTTCTGGCTTGTCGCTACGGAGGATGACGTGGTACAAACCGCTTTCGTTGACAATCACCATTTCCTGTTTGCCGCCAAGGGTGTCAATCAGGCTGACGCCCTTTTCGTCATCATCTAATCGGTTAGCAGCCATGCGGTTATTGCTAATACCAAGCACAGCGCACACGTCTTTCAGAACGAACCATGCTTCGCCGTCCATATCAACCGTGCGAACTTTGCTGTTCTGATATTCAAAAACTTGAATGTTTGCCATTTTTTCTCTCCCTTCTTACGCTCCCGAATCCTGAATATTCAAAATCCGGCAGATGCTTTTCTTGATGCCGGGCGTTTCCAGCTTCCCTGTCTTAACCTTGAAAAGGTAAGAACGATCAAAATATCGTCCGGTGTCCTCCTTGACTTTTTCAATCAACCAGTCATTGGTCTTGTCTTTTTGGATAAGAGCAATCTCGATTTGTTTGCCAAAGTCACACAGAGGTTTTTTTTCAGCCATTATTTCACCTCCGGCTATTGATTTTTACGCATAAGTGTAATATAATGAAGTTGCTAGAAATCATTCATTACGCCTTCGCGGTACGGTCTTAGTATAATACGCTTTCGCGTAAAATGCAAGGCTTTTTTAAGCGTTCGCGTAATTTCAGCAAACCTTACAATGCGAGGACTGGAATTATGGCAAACTTGTACGAAAATATTGAAAAACTCTGCAAGCAGCGTGGAGTAAATGTGACCACAATGTGCAAGGAATCGGGTGCAAGCCGTGGGTCTTTGACCGATTTGAAAAACGGTAGAAAGCAAACCTTGAAATATGAAACGCTCGATAAGATAGCTTCTTATTTTGGAACAAGCGTAGATACTTTGGTTTCTGGCGAACATAAAGAAAACCCGCCCCAGCAGCCGCAAAGCGAAGTCGATGCAGCAGTGGAGCGGATTAGAAGAAAACTTGAATCTATGCCGAAGGAACAGCGTGAAGCTCTGATGAACCTGATCGAGAAGATGTAACGTTCATGCCCGGTAAAATAAAAGAATCCCTTGTGCCGGGCTGGTGTAGCTCTGCGCAAGGGATTTTCTGTTATTCCAGGTCTAGTGCTTGTTCAGCTGCCGGAATCTTCTCAGGATGTTCCAGCAGCCATGCAATAAATCGGTCAATCTTGGCTCTTTCCTGTTCACTCATTGTGGCATATCCTCCCGATCGGTAAGTACGGACGTTCATTTGATATGATTATACATCTTTCAGTTGTGTAGTCAATACTATTTTAACAACTTCGTAAAAATTGAACGTTTTCTTCGCATCCATTACTTCACATCGGGGAAGCCACGAGTGTTTAAGTCAAAAGGGACAACGCCTATCCATCTTTCCTCCAATCACAGCTCTACGAGCTGTCCGTCAATGCGTTCGATACTGTCTGCTGGGTCACGTCCATCGTCTAAGGCGGCTACGGCACGTTCCAAGATGCCTTTTGCTTCGAGGTAAGCATCTTTATCAGCTTCGTACCCAGAAAGGCTCAGGACAAGCTCCAGCGTCCGTCTGCGGGCATATGGAATAATCAGAGTATCTACGGTTCGTTTCATTAGCTTTCCTCCCACGGTTCAGGTGTGTGCGGTTGCCCATCGGGAACGCTTGCAGGCATTCCGTCGATGATCGGCATACGTTCATGGTTCCAGATTACAGTTTCTTTCATTTTTGTTCCACTCCTCTTTGGAATTTTTTGACAATACAGTTATAACATAGGCTGCTGTTGGTTCTCCATAGCAGCTTTTTCCATTTTTTGGCTTGTCGAACCCGGCAGTTTTGCCGGATTTTGTTGAAAGGGTGAGAATTTATGGATGAGTATTTAGTAAGAACAGCCAAAGCATTAGAGATAGCTCGAATGCGTTCCGGCTTGAGCCAGCAGAAGTTGGCGGCAAAGATGGGTGTAAATCGTGGCACGATAGCAAATTGGGAGCAAGGTCTGGCAGCCATCTCCCTGCCGATGGCTATGCGCTGGTTCACCTGCTGCGGCGTATCAGTGGCTCGATACATGGACGCTTGCATTCACCCAGGGCTGCTGGAACACTTGGAAGATAACCTTTCTGATTTGGAGAAACGGCGGATTCTTATAGATGCTATGATGGAGTGCTCCTCCTATGAGATAGATGCCTTGCTGTATATCCGGTACGGAGATCACGGCTCAGACCACATCGGCGTGTTGACAGAAATTTTGGCAAACCTCCACACGCCGTTGAAGGATAGGGTCGCTGTCTGCCGGATGGTGTCTGGTAGCTATGAGATGGCACAGGCTACCGGAACAGACCCAGACCCGAACGGAACCGCCCCAAAAATGGAGATTCTCTATCAAGCGCAGGATGCTGGAACGGAAGCTGCTATGAAGTCCAACGATTCTTATACCGTGAACCCAAATAATATAACTGGCTGATTGTCGAATTATCGCAGTTTTTGCGGTATACAGGGGGACGTGCTCCACTTTTTGTACACAATAGGCCTGTTATAAATATAGTTTTAGGTTGTCATTTTGTCCCCCATAAAATCGTAAATGGTGGATTTTTGCGGATGTAATTAACGAACTTACGTGAAATTTTCGTTTACCAAAGCGTGACTTGTCAATTCGTCCCCTATTGGTGTGATTGCACTCCATTTTCTGTACACGATAGAACCGTCAGGTAGATTGTAGGGCTTGATGGACGTTTTTTATTCAGCAAAAGAAGTTGTCGTTTTCCACAATCTGCCCGTTGAAGAGAAGAAATTGTTGAAAATGTATCGTCGTCACTATTTGATGATTATTATTTATCTCTTGTTTATCTCTTGTTTATATATATAGTAAGAACGTGTACAAAAAGTGGAGCATTGTGTACAGAATGTGGAAGAACGTGTACAAGAAGTGGAGAGTATCGTGTACAAAAAGTGGAGTATAGTGTACAGAATGTGGAAGTCGATTGTTGAAAAAATAATTGTGTACAGAATCATTGACGTGTACACGATACAGTGGTATAATAGGGTAGAAGAAATGAGGTGATGCAATGCCAGAATTGACAGGAAACAACCTTGTCGAAAAGAGCAAGGCATTGGTTTGGGCGAAGTTTACAGACTACACAGCAGGCGAGCTTCGGCTACTTGAGGTCTATCTGAGCCGTATCAATCCGAGAGACCCGGAAAGTTCTAACGTTTCGTTTACGCTGGCTGAATATTGCAAGTTGTTGGATTTAAAACTCAACTCGAAGAACCTTAAATCACAGGTTAAGCACTTCTTAGGGAACGTGGTTTCAGTGCCGTTGAATGCAGATGGAACAGAATATGTGATGTATCCGCTGTTCACAAAGGCAGAGGTTAAGTTCAATCGAGAATCCTTGTCCTATGACGTTTCAATCAACTGTAATCCTGACTTGCGACCTGTGTTTTTCGACATTGCAAGAAGCGGCTATGTCAAATACCGTCTGCGCTATACGATTGGGATGAAACAGCAAGCATCTATTCTGATGTACAGCATGATTCGGGATTGGATGAATCGATCTTTGACATCGAACAAGATTGGGCTGAAGCAGCTGCGTGACCACTTGGGAGCAAACGACGCAAGTTATGACGACTTCCGGGCTTTACGCCGCAGAGTTCTTGAACCAGCAGTGGAAGAGATCAGCAATGTTTCAGACATCGTCGTTGACTTTGAGAAGATTTGCACAGGGCGAAAGGTCGTAGCGGTTGAGTTCCGATTTGGGTACAAATCCAAGCAGCCCGTCATAGATGCCGATTCTAGCGAGGTTGATTGTGAGACGACTAATTCCAAGCCGGAAATCAAAAAAGAAGCCAGAAAGCCCAGCACAAGCGGATACGAAGGGTACGACTGGTCTGTGTGCGATGCTCTATCCGTTCAAGAGTGCATCGAGGTTGCAAAGGTTGTCGAGGTAAAGATGATGGAAGAGCATCCATCTATCAAGCTGCCAAAGCGGAGAGATGCAGTCTACGACATTGTAAAGGCTGCGTGTGCGGATATTCTTTCAATCAACCGCGACCCTTGGCCTGACCACCCGAAGCGGTATCTGATTGGTAGCTTGAAGAAAGACGGTGCGATTGAAGAGTATCTTCCGGCTTTTTATGAGATTGACGCATTGCAAAAGTAGTCAGATGTAACGCATTATAAAGAAAGGAGAAAGAGTATGATTCCGATGTTTCCGAAAGGCTATGACAAGGACAAGTGGTACATGACTAAAGACGTTATGCCGGATAAAAGCCTAGAAAGATGGCCACATGGGCTTTTACTTCGTATCGAAGATGAGAAAACGGGAGAAAAAAGTTTCATAACCGGCGAGTACGATACAATCAACGGCAAATGGTTTGATTCCGATAGCAATGAAATCAAAGGAACTGTAATTGCATGGCACGTCACGCCTGTGTTATGGGTCGGAGACGAGATAAAAGCAGCATATCCGTTTTACTAAAAAGAAAGAGTGATAAAATGGCAAAAGTTCAAAGTTCCGTTTTGTACAGAGAAATGGCGAAATTGCGAGACGACTTTGACTGTAACAGAGTTGAGTTTTTCACCGTTGGGGACGGAATTGATACGCCGATTCATGTAATGGTCGGCTCTCGTGGACATGGCACTGTAGAACCAGACGAAGCGATTGAAGAAGGAAAGGCGCTGATTGAGGCTGGTAAGGCAGCAAAAAAATTTAAGTACAACGGTTATTTTGTAATGTGGGGAGAATAAAAATGGCAAAAATCATAGCTGTCGCCAACCAGAAGGGCGGCACAGGAAAGACTACCACAAGCACCTGTCTGGCTGGTGCGTTGCAGTTGCTTGGCAAGAAGGTCTTGCTGGTGGACTGCGATGCCCAGTGCAACGCAACGGACACCTACGGCGCACAGACAGAGGACGTATGCACCCTGTTTGATGTGATGACACGGCAAGGAACAGTAGAGGAAGGTATCCAGCACTGTGAAGCTGGCGACATTCTGCCGTCTGATAACGCATTGAAGGACATTGACGAGCAGCTTGTCCGGGACATGGGCAAGAACTTCCGGCTGCGAGAAGCCCTTGAAAGCGTGTCTGCGCAGTATGATTACATTGTGCTGGATACTCCCCCGCAGCTCGGTCTTGCGCTTGTGAACGCACTGATCGCCGCCAACAGAATTATCGTGCCCATCACAGCAGACCGATATGCACTGGCTGGTTTGAGCCAGCTTTCGCAGACCATCAGCGATGTTCGCAGATACTTCAATCCGACTTTGAAGATTGAAGGTCTGCTTCTGAACCAGTACAAGAGCCGTGAGAACCTGTCTAAAGAGGTTGTGGAGCAGCTTCCTGTGATTGCACAGAGCATGGGAACAACGCTGCTGGACGTGAAGATTAGACCGTCTATGGGCGTTCGCAAGGCTCAGGCAGAGCGGCATAGCCTGTTTAGCGGCGACACGGCAAAGAGTACCAGTGCAGAAGATTTCAAGGCGTTGGCACAGATGATTGTAGAAGGGGACAACAATGAGAATGATTGATAAAGAAGCACTGCTAGAAAGGCTTAATTTGTTTATTTGCGAGTATGACAGAATGGATCAAGAAGAAGCGATAGAAGCAATAAGAACCGTGATTAAAGCCGTCAAAATGATGCCAGAAACCCGGCACTCAAAGTGGGTTAGAACAAAAAACTTGATTATATCTTACAAATGTTCTATTTGCGGATATGAAACAGAAGTTGCACAAATGAGATATTGCCCGAACTGTGGCGCACGGATGGAGAATGTGAAATGAAATCAACCAGCAAAAAATCATCCGGCTTGCTTGGCGGATTTGATTTCCAGCCTATTTTTTCGGAACAGCCATTAAGCCGAAGTGAGCCAAAGGAAGAAGAAGTAAGCCAAGCAAAGCCGAACGAAGCCGAACAAGCACAGATTAAGCCCAGTGAATCCACAGACAGCCATGCACAGCCTAATGAAGCACAGTTAAGAAGTATTAAGCCGAAGCAAGCCAAAGACAGCGAAACACAGCCGAACAATGCCGTAGTAAGCGAAAGTAAGCCAAAGAAACTGAAGCGGGCGAAGGAAGTTCAACGTCTTATCGAACAAGGCGATTTATCCGGCGCACTAGCCGAAGCTGGATTGACAAAGAAAAAAATCCCGATGCCGGAATCGCATCAGGGCGTTGCAAGCGGTGACGGCAAGCGTTCCAAGCGCATTACCATCCTTATGAGTGAGGAAGAGCGCAAGTACATCAACCGTGAAGCAAGGCGACACGGAATGACAATTGGACAGTTCGTTTACGCTCTGGCAGTTGCGGCGGCAGATGGGAAGATTGAGTTGGAGGATTTCTTGGAGGACTGATATGACAAAGCAAGAGCGGGTCGCAAGGATTGCTGAATACTACACAACTATTCATCTGTTTGGCAATTGGTACCTTGTTCGGCGTTGGCCCAGACACTGCCATAGTTGGAAGCGGTTCGTTCCGTTGTATATACTAATGCACATCAAAGAAGAATAATCTATGTGAGAGGAGAAAAATGCGTACATACAAGCCACGCAAGCACAGAAGTAAAGAGGAACAAGCTAAAATCAACGCAGAGGTAGCAAAACGTAAAGCAAAACTGGCTGAAAAGTACAATACTGGCACGCAGTATTACAAGGGCATTCCTGTTGAGCTGATTGTAAGAGAGGACTACGGTTGCTACAAAGCAAAACGTTTCAAAATCAATGGAAGCAATCAAAACGTGTGGATTCCAAACTGCTATCTTGAAGATGACGGAACAATCAAGGCGAACATGAACATTGATTTTGTATTCCGCAAGTCTGTAAACCAGTTAAACAAAGCAGGAATCACGCAAGCGATTATTGGCATCAAGCGCAAAACACCGGAAGCAGATGCGTTAAATCTCAAAAGCGCAATGCAAAAAAATCGGAGATAAAGGAGGAACTACATGGGCGTAACCATCAAATGCAAAAAGACTGGGCGTGAAATGGATGTGGGCTATTTCGGTTTTTTCAAGTTGAGAACGAAAGTTGCAGAACTTGTTGGTTCGGAAGTCGGAGAACACTATAAAAAGCTTGATGGCATTTTCGATATGCCATCTCCCGAAAAAGAACACGCTCTTGAATCGTACGATGACGAAACGGAACGATTGATTGAAAACAAAATGCTTCCGATTAAAATTGCAGATTTCCTTTATCAATCGGACTGTGACGGAAAAATCCGATACGGTGCCTGCAAGCAAATCTTGAAAGTTATAGGTGATTATGACGATAGCATTATTTACGGATATGCAGGTAGAGAAAATCCTGCAAAGTTCAAAGACTTCAAAGAAATCCTTCAAGATTGCGTAGACAATAAGTGCTTTATGATTTGGAGATAACAATAAACCCCTGTGTAGCCGTTAAAAACTACACAGGGGTTCTTCTTTACTTATCAGCAATGCAATCCCAGTAGAGATACGCCTTGCCATCTGCGGCGTCTGCGTCCTCAAGGAACGCCTTTGCCATGTCAGCGTAGAAGCCCGGAGTGTCAACGGACTGACGCTTTGCAACCTGACAATAATCCGAGTACATCATGTTCATAACAGCCCAGAAATCGTTCGGGTCACAGTTGATATTGCGCTGTTTGGCAACGTCCTGTGTCTGTTCCAGCGTCCAATGACAGCCCTTCGTGCCATCAGCGTTCACCATGCTGTCGCACCATTCTTCCGCTTCATCGTGGGTGAGGTGCTGGCGGGGCATCTTGATGGAGCGGCTGTCTGCGCCGCCACGTTCGTACTGTCCAGACCGCTTGTCCCAGTCTCCGTTCTGCGAGAAGCCGATTTGCGGCATTCTGCGCCCATTCTCTACGTCAGGATAGCGGGGGATAGGGTAGGGGTCGATGTAGCGGTTCTCCTCCTGCGGATAGTAGGGATAGCGGTCGTTGCCGCCTTCCAGCTTACGCAGACGGCGTTCCATCTCACGCTCCCTGCGGTCACGCTCTTCCTCAAGGCGGTCACGTTCCGGCTCACGGTTTTTGTCGTGGTCACGGAGCATCATCATGCGGCGAAAATTAGTCTTGCCCATAATCTATACCTCCTCAAGAAATGGACGCGGGCGCACCAGCGTGGGAACGGCAGAAGCAGCCAAGATATTTGAACGTGCCGGTGCCGGTCGCAGACGTTGCAACGCGGGTAGCGTAGCGGGTGCGAGTGTGGATGCTCTCGGCGGTTGCCTGAGCGCAGTTGCAGTCGGTCAGTGGGTATGCCGTAGTTCCTGCGCCAATGGTAATGACCACAGGGGCGTTGATGGTGGCCGTGTCCGGGATGCTCTGGGCAACCACGATGCAATACTTCTCTCCGTTCTGGTATGC